GTTTAGATGAAAATTATGATGAAATTGAAGAATTAGTTACATTAACTGGACTTACCCCAACTGCAATAACAACAAAACTTTTTATACGAATGGCAGATGCGACTGTTAAAACGGTAGGAAGTGGCGGAAAAAATGCAGGGAGTTTAACTGTAACAAACAATATAAGTGGAATTGTTTTTGCGGTGATGCCCGTTGGAGGTAATCAAACGCATATTGCATGTCATACAATTCCCGCTAACAAAACTGGATATATGATACAATGGGGAGCAAGTATTATTGGATTTAGTGGTTCAATACGAGATGGTGATATATTTGTAGAAGTTCGTGAGTTTGGTAGTGGATTTGCAGTTAAAACATTAACCACTGTAGTTGAACGTAGTAATTTTGATGTTATATTATCATGTCCAATTGAATTACCAGCAAAATCCGATATTCGACTTACATGTGGTAGGGTTTCCGGTAATGATACTACTATTGTTGGTACTTATGATATCGTTCACATATAATAATTAAATTATAAATATTTTTTTTAATATATATTCATTATGGTTAGTATCAGTCAAATAAATGATGATAATAGTACAAATGTTAATTTAGGTAATGGTGCAATATTTACCGGTATAGCTGTTGATGTACAAAAATTTGCATCCATAATAATCACAGTTATATCTGATCAAACCAGTGCATCCAATGGTTTAAGAATACAATTTAGTCCAGATAATTCATTATGGGTAACATTTCATTCATTTGCATATACTGCTAATGAACATATGACGCAATCTATTGGAATAAAATTCAGATATTTTCGAATTGTATTTACAAATGGATCGATACCGACAACAAGTTTAAATATTCAATCTATATTATCTGAAGAAGGTGCTGTGGTATCAAGTGAATCTCAAGAAATTATGTTTTCAACTGAACAAGCTGATGCATTCGGTAGAATTAAGGTTTCAAATCCTCAAAGAATTCTTGATTTAACACATACCAGAGGATTAAATGAAAATTTAGAAACGGTAAGTATAATTAATTCCGGTGGTCTTCCGTCTCAAGATTGGAAAGAAGATGAAAGTGCGGTTGACATGACGATTACCGGACTTGGATCTATCACAAGACAATCCAGGGTATATTCTATATATCAACCCGGTAAATCATTGACTATATATTTAACGGGTGTTTTAGATTCAGATAATAATACTTCAACATTAACTTCTCGAATGGGATATTTTGATAATAATAATGGTATATTTTTAGAATATGATGGAACAAATATATCAGTTGTTCTACGAAGTTATATAACTGGTGCCGCAGTTGATAATAAAATATTACAAAGTGATTGGAATATAGATACATTTGATGGAAGTGGTCCATCAGGATTGAATTTAGATATATCATCTGCACAAATATTTGTTATAGATCTTGAGTGGCTTGGTGTTGGAATAGTGAGAACTGGACTTGTCATACGTGGTACCGTTAATTTTGCACATTTCTTCTTCAATTCTAATCTTAATTCGACTACATATATGACCACCGCGAATTTACCAGTTAGATATCAATTAATTGGAAATGATGGACTTGCTTCTGGAAGATTGAAACAAATTTGTGCTTCGGTGCAAAGTGATGGTGGTTACGATCCAAAAGGAATTATATTTTCGGAAAATCGAGGTATATTATCTATAAATGCAACAACAACTATAACTCCTTTAATATCAATAAGATTGAAAGTAGATACTACATCACACGCAAGAACAAATGTGTTATTAGATTCAATTACCGCTATTACACCAAGTAACGCTAATGCATTAATCGAACTTTGGATAACTAGACATGAATTTGGAAATCCGTTAACCGCGTCAACATTCTCATTATCATCGGCAGATAGTTCAGTTGAAGTGGATACCAGAGCTACGGCTTTTTCAAGTAGACATTCAAGAAGATTACAATCTACATATGTATCAAATAATAATAATGAAACTCAATTGGTAGCTCAGGGATTAACAGGACTTTCAGTGGATATGGGTCAATCCATTTCTGATATCATAACATTAACCGCTCGGGTAATCAGTGGAAATCAGGCTTATCTAGGGGGATTTAATTGGACAGAAGTTTATTAAAATTATAAATATTTTTTTAGTTATATAATGGACGACGGAAACAGTACTATTGTTAATCTAGTATCGGTGGTGTATATACCGGTATAGCAAAGGATGTACAACATCATTCTTCTGTTTCAATAAATATTTTATCCAATGTTAGTAGTGCATCGGGAGGATTACAAATTCAATTTAGCCAAAATAATAATACATGGACAACATATTCTACTTTTACTTATACTGCAAATGAAAAATTTGCAGAAGCAATACGTGTCAAAAGTAGATTTTTCCGTTTAATTTATACCAATGGATCATCAGGATCATCGATTTTATTAATACAAACGATATTAAATTACAATATGATTGAAACGAAACCGCAGCAAATACAAATAAATTCAAATCAACTCGATGCATTCGCACGATTAAAAGTATCTTTACCAACAAGATTATTGTATTTAACACATACTAAAGGTAAAAACGAAGCGAGGGAATATGAAATTAATAGTGGTGGTGGAAGTGCTGTTGCTAATGTGAATGATAGTACTATAAATATGAGTGTTATCGGAGGTACAGATAGTATAACCAGACAATCGAGGCAATATGCCATTTACCAACCGGCTAGATCATTGGGAATATATGTTACAACTGTACTTAATTCAGGATCTAATGCAAATACTGTTACTTCTCGAGCAGGATATTTTGATGATGAGAATGGTATATTTCTTCAATACGACGGAACTAATGTATCATTCGTATTAAGAAGTAGTATCACTGGAACCCCAGTAGATCAGATAATTAATCAGGATTCATGGAATATAGATAAATTTGATGGTAATGGATCAAGTGGACAGGTATTGGATATAACGAAAGCACAAATTATGTTTACTGATTTAGAATGGCTCGGTGTTGGAATTGTAAGATGTGGATTTGTTATAGGTGATAGTGTGTGTTTTGCGCATTTCTTCTTCAATTCCAATGTTAATGTAACTACTTATATGACCACAGCAAATCTACCTATAAGATATTCTTTATCAACAACAGGTGGTTCTGGATCAATGAAACAAATTTGTGCTTCGGTACAAAGTGACGGTGGTTATGATCAAGTAGGTGAAAAATTCTCTGTTAATAGAAGTACAACTATTACTGCCGGTACAACTCCGGTACCATTAGTTGCAATAAGATTGAAAACGGATACCAATGCACACCGTCGTACAAATATAATATTGGATACTATATCTGCTATAGCTACGGGAAATGAGGATTCATTATTCGAAGTATATATTAATTTCGCAACTACCTCAAGTAATAACCCATTAACCGGTGGTTCTTTCGTTAGTGTGGATGCAGATAGTGCTATTGAAGCAAATATATCTGCTACTGCGTTCACATCTACGAATTCAAGAAAAATATTATCTATATTTTCATCCGATAATGCGAATCAATTGGGTGAAATTGCTAACGGTTTGGTTTCATTATCAACAAATATTGATGGATCGGCTTCAGATATTTTGACACTCACTGTACAAACAATTACCGGAACGGGAGCATATGTTGGTGGTGCAAATTGGGAAGAAGTATATTAAAAAATATAAATTGATTGTTAATTATATATAATAAAATGTATAATTTACCAGATACTGAATATGTAAAAATATGTCAAAATAAATTATTATTGAGAAATATGCTAACAGAATATATGATGTATAATTACCATATAAATCTAAAAAATATATATAATTCAGACCTATCATTCGTTTACCGTCAAGAAATTCCGTGTTTAAGTTTGTATGTTAAATTTCAATTTACCGATTGTGAACGTGATGTATTATTTAAATATACCATTAGTAATATATTTGGTTCTATTATAGGGAAAACTACGTATATAAAATTGAATGATGATGATATTGATAAGATTAATAATTTGGGTATAATTACATCCGAGGCAACCACCATAGTATTAATTTGCGGTAAAATTGATGAATTATTTAATATACAATTACCATCTGAATACGACATTAAATTAAAAATTATAAAAAATCATTAAATATTTTATTTTTTGTATTAATTAATTTTATTCGTAAATAGGAAATGATTTATGTTTAATAATTATAAAATGTGGTTTAACTTAAAGAAAACGAACTATCAAAAACTCTGTAATAACAACAACAGAATATTTCAACAAATAAGTAGTATAAAACATTTAAAAGCTGATTCTACTATACGTAACATAAAATTGAAATATGACAATACAACTGTCACCATACAAATCGCTGGATGTAGATCTAATGTATTATTTAAATATGGGTACAATGGAAATATGACAAATGTAGTGTTGAATAAGAAAGAGATAAAAAAGATTAATAATTCAAGTGATGAGCAAATTGAATGGATATTACATCAAAAAATTTATCATATCATATGTACTCAAATAACTAATCAATTGAAAGAATACGATCCATTTACCCCTACGGTGAGTGAATTACAACAAGAAATTGCAGAACATAAGATACGTCATCAACATTTGTTAGAATACCAAAATTCATTAATATATTCTTTTCGTGGATTGGCGATTCAAAATATGGAATTGAAAAATCAAAATCGTGAATGTGAAAATTTTATAAATACTCAAAATCAAACAATCGCAAATTTAAGAAATGAGAAATTGGAAAAAGACGATCAAAAAGAACGTTTAAATATTCAAAATCAAATTATTGCAAATTTAATGAAGAGAAATGAGAAATTGGAAAAAGTCAATCATAAAAAATTTTTAGAAATGTTAGAAACAGACATTAAATATATTAAATAAATTATTTTCTATTTTTTTTATAATTATCGAAAATAGAAATTGATTATCAATGAATAAATAATAAATAAATAATTCAAAATATGATATTTAAATTATTTAAAACAGAATATAATAAACTTTGTAATGATAATGATAGGATATTTAAATCAATTAAAAAATCAATTACTGTACCTGAAGAATCCACTATACATAATATATGTATAAATTTACCAATTTCTGATGTGAATATTAATATACAAATTACCGATTGTAGACCCGATGTATTGTTTAAATATAAATATAAAGGAAATACCACACATGTAAAAATGAATAGAAAAATAATCAAAAAAATCAATTATATATCTAATTATGGGGTTCAAAAAATATTAGACGAGAAGATAAAATATATTATCAGAACACAAATGGTTGAACAATATATATAATATTTTTATATTTTTTGAAAATAGGAATTGATTTTTAATTGATATCGTCAACAGATCAAAGATGTTATTCAATTTATTTAAAACTAAATATGAAAAACTTTGTAACAACAACGGAAATGTATTGAAATCAATTAATAAAACAGTGTCAATGCACAATTACCTTTGTAATGTAAAACCAGCAGAATCAAAGATTCGTCATATATCAATTTATGATAAAATATTTATCATAAAAATTGCTAAATGCAAATCTGATGTACTATTCGCATATTCATATAATGGAAATACAACAAATGTGAGAATGACCAAAAAGGAAATCAAAATATTTAATCAAACTGATAATGTGGCAACACGGGATCAATTATTGAACACAAAGGTTAAAAGTGTTTTTATGAAAATTGAAAATATAATTAAACTCGAAAATCAAATTCAAAATACATTGATTAGTCAGAACAGAGAGATGGAGCTTAACAAAACAAAGATTACTCTTCAACAATATGAGATTGAGTCAAATGAAGATAAAATTGTTAAACAAAAACAAAATATTGCACTAAACAACAAATTAATCAAATCGCAAACTAAAATAGGTGTTGAAGCAATTGGTAAACTACGTGTAAAATACAAGGAACTAAAACAAGAGAATGGAAAACTAGAACAAGAGCATAAGAAACAAATATCAAAATTGGAAAATATGCGGATTGAAAAAGTTAAAGCATGTACTGAAGAACTCGATAGACTACGTGCAAAATACAGGGAACTAAAACAAGAGAATAAAGAATGGAATAAAAACATAGAAATTCATAAGAAAGTAGCATCGAAATTACGAAATGACTGGGATAAAAATGTTGAAGAGGTTGAGGTATTTGTTGAAAACTTCATGGAACGACGTCAACAATTTGAAAGTTTACTAGAAGAGAATAAAAAACTAGAAAAACGAAATAAAGAACTAAAACACAAGAATGATGAACTAGAAGTTGAACATCATGATGCAGAAGATGGTTCACAATGTACAAATAATAATTGAAAGAACGCTAGATGAGCGATGTGAATAAATCACAATTTTTTTATTTTTCTAATTTGAAAATGCATCAATTTTTCCGTAAATAGGAATTGATTTTTGTGTATTATTTGTAACAACAAATACAAAAAACAAAACAAAAATGGGATTTATATTTAAAACAAAATACGAAAAAATTTGCATGAATAAAACTTTTATAAGAAAAATGGTTTGCCAATACATATATGAAACATCATTCGATACCAACATGTCTATAACTGAAGTAGGTGAAAATGTAGTGTTAGCTTACAACTTGAAGGGTATCGAAAAACCTTTAACAATGGTATTGAGATTCAATTGGTCATCATCAGAAATGTTCAATTATGGTATACTCGGTGAAGCTAAGAAACATTTATGGGGATTATTTTATGAACCAAAATATCTTGATTCATATACTCAGTTCAATTTAGAGAACAAAGGGAATGCTTATAATGAAGCAACAAAAAATGAAGACAAAACAAAAATCATGTATGCAAAATTGAATAATCTCTTGTACAGTGAAATACCGAGATTACTACGAGCCTCAAATCCCGATTTACGTGAATAATTAGGAGACAAACAAACTGAAGAACTAAACAATATAAAAGATAAACGCGGAATAGATCCGAATTCATCGAATTAAAGTTTCATTAAACACACAAAAAAATTATTTTATTTAAAAAATGTATATTTTTTAATTTTTTTATAAATTACGTAGAGTTATATTAGGTTGAAAAGGAAAAATATCAATTATACATAAATATTACTGATTATAAATAAAAATTGATATTTATCTTAATATTTATAACAAGTACAAATTAAAAAATGTTATTCGGTTTATTTAAAACTAATTACGAAAAACTTTGTGGTAAAAATACTCAAATATTGAACGCAATCATAGTTCATATAAAAGATGACGATAATATCAAGCTGATACGAAACAAAGAACCAAATATATATCATATGGAATTGGAAGTTTATGGTAGATATATCATTATAAAAATCGCTGGTTGTAAATCTAATGTATTATTCAGTTATATGTATAAAGGTGATTCAACAAATGTGAGATTTGATCAAACTGAAATCAGACAATTTAATAGTGAGCAAAATATAAATTGTTTAAAACTTAGAATTAAAAAATTATTTGGACAGTTTAGGAAATTAAAAGAGAATGATCAGAAGATTGCCGATGGGAAAGTTGAGATTGAAAATCTATTAAATCAAATTGAATTTTTAAAACGATCTAAGGTAAAAGACAATGAGATAATCACAAATCTAAAAAAAAATTAAACAATATAAAATAGATCGGCTTGAACACGAAAAATCTAAAGTTGAAATAATTTTAAAACGAGAGAAACTGGTAGCAGAATATAAGAAAATTAAAGAACTAATAGAAGAGAAAGAAGAAAAACCAAGCAAGAAGGGGGATGGATAAATTTCTCGATAATTTATAAATTCAAATTTTACAAAAAAAAATCAAAAAATTATTTTATTTAAAAAATATACATTTTTTAATTTTTTTTATAAATTACAAAGAGTTATATTAGATTGAAAAAGGAAAAAATATCAATTATATATAAATATTGTCGACCATAAATAGAAATTGATTTTTATCTTAATATCTATAACAAGTACAAATTAAAAGATGTTATTCAATTTATTTAAAACTAATTACGAAAAACTTTGTAGTAAAAATACTCAAATACTAAACACAATCACAGATTATGTAAAAGACAACGATAATATCAATCTAACATCAGATAAACTTCCAACTATATATTGTATAGAATTGAAAGTTTATAATAGAGATATCATTATAAAAATCGCTGGTTGTAAATCTGATGTATTATTCAGTTATATATATAAAGGTGATTCAACAAATGTGAGATTTAATCAAACTGAAATCAGACAATTTAATAGTGAGCAAAATATAAATTGTTTAAAATTGAAAATTGAAAAATTATTTAAACAGTTTAAGAAATTGAAGAAGTATGACCAGAAAATTGCCAATGGAGAAGTTGAGATTAAAGATCAATTAAATCAAATTGAATATTTAAAACAATATATGGTATATAGTAATAGGACAATCGCAAATCTAAATAATGAACTCGAAAATTTGCAAATGGAAATTACTAAACAGGAAAAATCTAAAAATGATATAATCGCAGAACAAGAGAAACTGATAGCACAATATAAGGCAATCAAGGATGAAGAAGAACCAATTGAGAAGAAAAAGGAACCAATTGAGAAGAAAAAAGAACCAATCAAGGAGAAAGAAAAACTAATCAAGAATGAAAAACCAATTGAGAAGAAAAAAGAACCAATCAAGGAGAAAGAAGAACCAATTGAGAATGAAAAACCAATTGAGAAGAAAAAAGAACCAATCAAGGAGAAAGAAGAACCAATCAAGGAGAAAGAAAAACTAATCAAGAATGAAAAACCAATTGAGAAGAAAAAAGAACCAATCAAGGAGAAAGAAGAACCAATTGAGAAGAAAAAAAGAACCAATCAAGGAGAAAGAAGAACTAATCAAGGAGAAAGAAGAACCAATCGGGGAGGGAACAGCGGATGGAAAGAAGCTATCGAAGATGTGAATAACACTAAAATCAGTGGACCTACTGGTGAGAATACACTATCTGATGAAGACCAGCAACGAATAAATGAATTTCTTGATAATTCATAAATTCAAATTTTACAAAAAATCAAAAAAATATTTTATTTAAAAAATGTATATTTTTTATTTTTTTTGTAAAGCTGCCGAGGCCATTGTTGCCAATTGGTCGGCCTTTTCGTTCCATATGTTACCACGGTGACCTCGGACATGTTTAAATGTTATTTTACCAGGGTGGCGTTGTATATAATTATAAAGTGGCGTGATAATATCTAAATTCTTTTTAGTTTTTATTGTATTTTTTTTTATCCAATTTGGATACCATATAGTCAATGAATTGATAGAATATAATGAATCTGATGTCAATTCTATATCCATATTATCATCAATCACACCTAATGCATGGGCTATAGCTAATAATTCAGTACGTTGATTTGTGGTTTTACCTTCTATCGGTATGGATGCATTACTATATTCTTTATTTGGAAAACACACTCCGATTCCTCCATTACCATTTTTTAAACAACTTCCATCTGTAAATACTTTAATTAATCCCATTTATTATATATCATAAATAAATCAATTTTAATAATATATTTTTTTAATAAAATTGATTTATTTATGATATATATAAATATGGATTCTCCAAAAAATATAGCTGTACCTAATCGAAAGGTTGTCGGTGTTCAATTTACAATATTGAGTCCGAAGCAAATTAAAGATATGGCACATGTTAAAATAACATCTTGGGAAGGTATTCAAAATGGAGAAAATAAGAATGGTTCTATGTATGATCCGCGGTTGGGAGTTACCACAAAAGGTATATACTGTCAAACATGTGGATTAAATGCGGATAAAGATGCGGGTCATTTTGGATATATTGAATTAGCAGAACCTGTGATAAATACAAATTTTATCAATTCAATTAAAAAAATAATCAAATGTATGTGTTTTAAATGTGGGCAATTTCTTATTCCACCGAATCGATATGATAGTATATTGGAATTGAAAAGTAAATATAGATTGGATAAATGTGAAGATATATCCAATCTATCATCGACCGCATGTAAAAGTTCATCATGTCGTAATTATAAAAATCCAACATTTGATAAATATCGTGGGTTCGGAATTCAAATTATAGATAAATCGGATGGTGAGAAAAAACATGTTACAAATGTTCGACCGAAATATATAAAATGGTTATTTAGTCATTTAACTGATCAACAAATAAGAGTATTGGGATTTTCTCCAAAATTCAGTAGACCAGAGTGGATGATATTTATATATTACCCGGTCGCTCCACCATCATTGAGGCCAGTAATGCAGACGAGTGATAATAAGAAATCTGCTGATGATATGTTTAGACAGTTGGTTTTGGTAGTACAGGAAAATAATAAAATTTTAAAATTAATTGATGAAAATAAAAATGAAATAAAAATTAATCCTGAACTTCCAAAAAATATTTGGGAAAGATATGAAATATTATCTTCATCAATATCAAATATCATGAATACCAATGCTGATAAAAAATACAGATTGGCATATAGTCATATTCCAGGACATAAAATTCAACCGATAACTGATAGATTTAAAACTAAAAAAGGTTTAATGAGAGCTAATATAACCGGTAAACGTGTTAATTATACAGCTAGAAGTGTTATTTCACCGGATAATGATATTGAGCAAGATGAAATAGGAGTACCGAAATATATCGCAAAATCACTTCTTTTCCCAGAAGTGGTTAATAAAATCAATAAAGAATATCTTAAAAAATATATACTTAATGGTGCTAATACATATCCTGGTGCTGAATATGTATATACAACATCGCATGATAAATATGGTAATAAAATTTCGGGTAGAAAATCGAAGATTAAATTAAGTATTTTCGATGCTGAAATGAGACAGATTATTGCTGATGATTTGGAACCGGGTGATGTAATTGAAAGAATGTTGATATCTGGGGATTATGTATTAATCAATAGACAACCGAGTTTACATAGATATTCATTTATGGGGTTTAAAGCGAAGGTTTATAAAGATGAAACTCAAAGTATAGGTCTATTTATAGTTAATACATCTCCTTTAAATGCGGATTTCGATGGTGATGAGAGTAATTTATTCTATCCTATTTCGGTCATGACTCAAACGGAAATTAAAAATATATCATATGTATCGAAGAATTTCGTTGGTATAGGAGCATCAAAAACAATCATTTCGTTAATACAGGATAATGTATTGGGTTTATATTTAATGACTAAATATGGTCATAAAGAAGTAGATCCCGATTTCTTCATGACAGTAGTTACTTTTGCAAAATATTTTGATATAACTAAGATAAAACCATTGAAAAATGGGAATTATAAAATCATTGATATGTTAACTTGTGTATTTCCCAAAGATTTTAATATAGATATGAGTGGTTTTGTTATAAAAAATGGAATTGTTAAACGCGGAATATTAACCAAAGGATTGATAAAAAAGGCTATTATCAAACCATTATTTCAAAACTTTGGTGGTGAATTAACCAGTAAGATTATATATGCTTTGGTTAGAATAACAAATAAATTTCTTCAATTATACGGAGCAACATTATCTATTAATGATTTGATCATAGATACAACAATAACAGATAAAGTAACAAAAAATTTAAATAAAATAGACGGAGATGTTTTTAAATTATTGAATGATTTTGACCAAAAGAAGATTACTATACCTTTAACAAATACTCCAGAAGAAGTATATGAATCTAAAATTAGCGCAGTATCTGGTAAATATATGAAGGAAAATGCCATAATGTTGAAGGATTATTTAACAACTCATAAAAACAATATTGGTGAAGATAACAATTTGGCAAATATGATTTATTCTGGTTCAAAAGGCAGTGATCAACATATAATTCAACTTAAAAATTGTTTAGGACAACAAAAAATTATGAAACAGAGAGCAATAAAGAATTTTGATAATCGAACATTACCATTCTTTCCTAAAGGTTCCGAAAGTCCGGGTTCACGTGGATTTATATATAATTCATTTTACAACGGATTAAATTTATCGGAAGCATATTTTCATGCAAAAACCGGGCGATCAGGATTGAATGATACTGCACACAAAACGGCACCAACTGGATATTTACAAAGAAAAATTGTTAAAAGTATGGAAGGATTGACAGCTTCACATGATAATTTAATTCGTGATCATGCTTATAGAATATCTTCATTTTCATATGGAGCTGGTCATTTTAATACTGCGTTTATAAACAGAATAGAATTGAAATTATATTCAATGACTCATAGTGAGTTTATAAAAGATTTTATTACAGTAAATTAAAATATTATATTTTTTTTATTATATATGAAACCTATAAAAAAATTGAGAGAATTAGCTAGATTGTATTATATTATAGGTGATCGATATAGATGTAGAGCATATTGTCAAGCTGTAAAATATTTATCAAAAGGTACCGGATCAATTGGAAAACGTATCAAAGAAAAAATCAAACATCCGGAATTATTGGAAAAAGAAATAAAAAATATAAAATGTTATTTACCGTTATTACGTATAAAAGGATTTGGACCGGCATTTATAAAAAAAATTAAAAATGAAAAAATTACAATTAATAAACCGGAAGATTTATTGAAAATAAAAACTATTAGTTTAACCCGAATTCAATTACTTGGTTTGAGATATTACAAACGAATGATTAAATTTTCAAGATATATCGCTTCGAAAGTAACTACCGAAATTGAAAGTTTGTTAAATTCGAATGGTGTAAAATTGAATAAATTTACTGTAGCTGGATCTTATAGAAGACAGAAAAAAGAATTGGGTGATATTGATATATTAATTGTTACAGATCATACATTGAATAAAATATCAAAAATTATATCAAAGAAATATAAAAGATATAAAAATTGTTTTTTACTCGGGAATACCAAATATACTTTTATAATAGAATATAAAAATACTATAATCCAAATTGATATACGTAAAATACCAATTAAATCATATATCACTGCATTATTTTATTTTACTGGATCTGGTAATTTTGGAGTAAAAATTCGAACAAAATTAAAGGAACTTGGATATAAGTTGAATGAATATAATTTGAAAAATGCAAAAGGTAAGAACATAACTATAAAAAATGAAAAAGATATATTTGATATATTAAATATGAAATATATATCTCCCAAGAATAGATGTTAATTAAGTGGAATTTTACCATCTTCGCGTAATTTCTTGTAACATTCAAACGTTATTTCTACATCGTAAAATGCATCATGTTGTTTTTGAACATCTACATCTTTTTTACAAATAAATTTAAATACTTCTTCCAATTTTGGTGCCTTTTTCCCTCCATTTTTATTTTTCACATTAATCAAATTTTTTGTTAATCTCATTGTATCTAAAACAATCGGTAATTCATATTTGATAAAACATTTATCAAATGCATTATTTATATGTTTTAAATCAAAATTATGAATATTATGTCCAACAATATATTTACATTTATTTAAATCATTTCTCAATATTTTTAAAGCATCACCTAATCGTTTACCACGATAAGCCATATCACCTAATGAAATTTGTTTAAAATAATCAACCAAATTTGCGTCATTTCGTATTATCAAGTTTTGTTTCGAAATTATTTTCTTATTCTCTTCATCATATATCCAATATGCTATTTGTATAATTTTAACAGGCGGAAATACAGAATTTGTTTCTATATCTAATATCGCTGTATATTTACGTTCTTCTGAATTGACATATGCGTCATTTAATTTCAATATATTGGAAATAAATTCTTTATCCTCAATTTCTGTTTGGTTTATATAATATCGCTGTTTAATTAAATATTTTATCATTTTCTTCAATAATTCATAATCAGCTGATAATTCGTATACTTCATTAGATAGTATATTTATTAATTTATATTTCATATCGGATCTTTCCGGGTGTAATGTTTTATAAACGTACATATAGATTGCTAATTGTAGAATATGTTCATCTTTAATTGTTGTACAACATTTAAACTCCCATACCGTATCATCAGTGATACAATCTATAAATCCATGTAAATCATAATCTTCCAATTCTTCTTTATCACATAAACCAAATTTACATTCAAATTTTGAAGATTTATCAATATATCGTTTTAATCTGTTGACCGCACAATCGAGTTGTTCTTTGGTCATCCAATCGTATTTTTTTATTTGCCTTAATTTAAATTGATATTTTGTCTTTTTTGCATTCCAGCTATTTGATATCAATAATAATTTGGAAATTGGTAATTCATCCATCGATTCATTTTTCAATAATGTTATATGACCTTTCATTAAATATTCAAAGTAAAATGGAATTGCCAATCCATTAATTTCTGATACTTCTTCGATAGAATTATCAACACGTATTTTAATAGGTATATTTATAAATTTTTGTGGTTCTTCTAATTTTGTAATTTTAATAAAATTTAATGCATTAGTTATAATATCTGATTGTAAATAACTTACCAAATCTGTTGGTGACGTATTTTTAAAGATAGTTCCGGTTTTTTTATTTTTCCTCAATTTTATAGGTTTTGAACTCCTGATATAATCGGATACTTGATCTTTATTGATAAATGGTAAATAATCCTCGTTGCATGAATGATATATAGAAATATGTTCACTTGCTCTCGTTAATGCTACATATAATATATCTGGACAGAAATTTTTATTGGCTGTTTTGTTATAATGAGTGAAATATGAATTATCGAAATTGAATAATATAACAATAGGTCTTTCCATACCTTTTATTTGATGAAATGTACTTATCACAATTTTATCTTTCGTAACATCTCTTGATATATTTTGATCATCGTTTATTGGAACATATACAGGATAATTCTGTGATATTTTATTTTCCAATTTTGCTAGCGGTGATTTTCTTTTCGAATTTTTCGATCTATTTTTAATTGATGGGGCTAGAATAAATATATCACCTGGACCGTAGCCATTGTTAAAATATCTAACTATTTCACTATATGTATCATATGTGGAAAATGAATTGATAATCATATAATTAACTGTATTATCACCTTTTTTATCGGATTTAATTCTATGTTCTTTCAATACGCAAGTATTTATAAATTGAGCCATTTCCGATGTTATTCTATAACTCGTGCTTAATTTTTTCTTGACCCATGGTAATTTATTGAAATTGAATAATTTATCTGCATAAATCAAAAATCTTTTATCAGAATTTTGTAAATCTTTAAATATACATTGATATTTATCTCCAATAATACAATATTTGCAATTTTTATTAATATTATCTTGATCTATTTTATTTATCAATCTATAAAATAGTCTTGTTATATCTTGTGCTTCATCTATTATAATAATATCATATTTAAATTTGGTAACAGGATCTACATCATTATCAATTGTTTTATATATACCTTTATCTGTAATTGCATCATATCCAACATAATATTTAACGCAAAATGCATGATATGAATGTACTTCCATATTATCAAGTCCTAATATTTTAACTTTCTGTCTTGTTTCTATTTTCAATCTTGAATTGTAAGTTAATAATAAAATATTCGCATCTGAATATCTTTTTGCGATATGTAAAGCGGTTGTGGTTTTTCCACTTCCGGCTACAGAATCAACCATAACATTATTATCACTCAAACTATCAACGACAGCTTTTTGCTCATCGGATATTGTTGGTAATTTAAGTTTCGATTTAGTAGATTCATTTGATATAAATCTATCGATATTTGGTCTAAATTGCATGTTTTTATTTTTATAATTATAAATCAATTTTATCTTTATTTATATACAATATAGAAAATTAAAAAATGGGTAAAACAGTGATAACAAGAATGAGAATTAAAGATTTCGAACCCGGTAGTAATATAGCTATATTTGGTAAAAAACATACTGGTAAATCAACATTATGTAAATGGATATTATTTTATATGCAAAAGAAAGTTAAATTATCTATTGTATTTTCTAAAACTTCTATATTGAATCATGATTATGATTGTTGTATACATCCTTTATTTCAATATTCAGAATATAATCCAAAAATATTATCAAATATTGAAATGGTACAAATTATATCAAATGAAAATAATAGGATTCGTAAGAAAAAGGGAATGAATTTAAAACGTGACGGAATTATAATTATTATGGATGATATGAGTGCGGAAACTAAATCAAAAAAAGGTAATTGGTCTAAAGATCAAAAATTTGTAGAATTTATATATAATGGACGACATTATAAAGTAACACTTATATTATGCATACATGATCCTATGTTAATTCCAGCAAAAAATAGGGATAATTTAGATTATATAGTTATTACTCAAGATTTATCTAAAACTACTATGGAAAAATTATATAAATATTATTGGCAAGATACATTTGATGATCTCAAAACATTTGCGGCTGTAATGTCCAGTTGTACACAAAAACATAAAATGATGGTAATTAATCGTAAAAAAATGTTAAATGAAACTATAAATGATATTTCCGATATCGTTTCATATATTGATGTACCACATCCAAATAAATTACCTAAAAAATGGATTGTGGGTTCACCAACAATTCATAAATCGTTAAAAAAGTTATATAATCCGGAATGGCAACGTGCAAAACAATTAGATGCACTAGCTCAGATGATGGGTACAGATTCACCCAATATTGTATTAAATTAATTTATATAAATCTTTTTAATTAAAATTGATTTGATTCTATATATAGAAAATGCCAGCCTATTTAAAATTAATCATTGGACCAATGTTTGCTTCTAAAACAACAAGTTTAATTGGAAGTTTAGAAAAATGTAAATATTTATTCAAAAATAAAGAATATATATTATTTAAACTCAATATCGATAACCGATATTCAGATACCACAGTGAAAACTCATTCTGATATTGAAAGAGCTTGTAAAGTTGTATCAACAGCTGATGATATTTATAAATATTCAAAAGATTACGATTTGATTGGAATTGATGAAGTTCAATTTTATCCTGGAATTGAAGATATTATAATAAAAATGATGAATGAAGGTAAATCGATTCATGTTGCTGGGCTATCGGGAGATTATCGGCAAAAACCATTTGATATTATAAGTAATTTAATTCCACTTGCTACCAAAATCATTCATAAAAAATCAATATGTGTTGATTGTTTCAAACCGGCTTATTATACCAAGAAAAAAAATGATAATAATAAATTGAAAGAAATAGGTAGTTATAACATTTATAAACCAGTTTGTTATAAATGTTATTAAACTATATTTTATTTTTTATTTTTTCAACGATATCACTGATCGCATATTGCTTAACACCTTGTTTCAATAATTTCTTACTACCCCATTCGACACCTTTCACAGTTATTGATATAATTACAACAATTATAACCGCAATTACTAATATTTCCATCATTTTTTCAATAGCTGATTTTATAGCTTTTTCCGGTCCGGTAATAACAGTTTTTTCGATTTTTTGGAATTCTGGATATATATCTTTTTTCCAAAGTTTGGTTAGCTGAGTTTCCAAAAATGTTTTTGTTTTATTGAATATTGTTGTAAATTCAGATAACATTTGTTTTAACATTTTGGAGATAAATGATTCAACTTGGGTATAAATATTTTTTATATCTCCTTTCAGATCAGTAATTCCATTTTTAATATCATTTGAAATAGTCGAAAGTGTGGTTTCGGCATTTTTTATTTCTTTAATTATAATGGTTTTTGCATCATCAAATGTCTTTTTAATTAATTTTGATATACTACTTTCTATGTCTGTTGCTAGACTAACTATATCTCCTTCAATTTTCATAACTCCACTAATAACCGGCTCTATGTTTTTACTTATCGCAGATTCCACCGCTTTAATATCATCCTGTAATCCAGCTACGACTGATTTTTCAATTTTATTTATCACACTTGGAATATTTTTAGTAAAATATGTTTCTATATCTGTGACAAAATTAGATATATCAGACAATATCGATGATTTAATTCCAGATTCAACATCTGATAATTCGGTTTTAATATCATTTATAATATTTTGAGCATGACTTTTGATATTTGCATTTATTCCATTCTCTATAATATCTAATTTGGAAGCTACATCGGATAATATTTTTGATTCCAATGATGTTACAGTTGATTGAATTCCAGTAATATCATTTTTAATAGTATTCACGGTAGTTTTAAGATTGGTTAAATCAGTCGATAGAGTAGTAATTTTTTTATCTACAGCACTTTCCAAACTGGTAATATCATTATCAATAACACCAGATGTTGAATTGATTAAAATTTTTAAAGGTGCGAGAATCGCATCCTCTAACTCTTTAACTGAAGGAATATGTGGAAACCCCATGTTCTATATAATTATAAAATAATTTGATAAAATCAAATTTTATTTATTTATATAAAATGGATAGATATGAAAAATGGAAGATCAAATATACAAATATGATAAAAGAAAATGATGTTACAAAACCAGATTTTTTGTCAAATAATAAAATTTATGAAATATTATATGCTTTAAAATTTAAAATGATATTATGGAGTGATCTTCCTACGGAATTTTTTCAAAAATTTAATATTCCGCATACCAGAGATTATGGAATTGATTTGATAAGTTTGGATNATAAAATTTGTGTTCAAGTTAAAAAACCAGATAAATCTCGCATAACATGGAATAAAATTTGTAATTTCCGAACATATGCAAAAGATATATTGAATATGGATTNTATGATATTAGCAACAATNAAAAACGCGAAAATAGATAAAATGGCAAGAGAGTTACTATTAGACACAGGTAAAATAAAATTAATCGAATATAGTTATGTTGATATGATGAATGAATTTTTGAAAGGAATATTAAGTGATAATTCAATTATCGAAGGTTATCTTACTGAAACTTTTTCAAAAATAGAACCTGAAATGGAAATGAAATTTCAAATGGAACCTGAATTGGAAATGAAATTTCAAATGGAACCTGAATTGGAACCTGAATTGGAACCTGAAATGAAATTCAAAATGGAACCTGAATTGGAAACTGAAATGGAAATGAAACCTGAATTGGAATCAATATTGGATATAGAATATAATAATACTGTCAAACCGGCTATATCATTAGGTGAAATAATGCTCGGATTGTTACTCAATACATTACTCCCATTCGTGACATTTGGAATGTTGGTTGGATTAGGTGTAATTATAAATGGAGTTCAACTTAAAAATCGTAAATTGGCTATATTCGGGTTTATAATGATGTTTACCAATTTAATAATATCAGCAGTTTCTATCATATTATCTCCATTTACAGGATTCTCCATTATAGGTTATCTTTTAAGTGTCCCCATATCATATCTCATTGCATTAACAATATCGATAATATTATTGATAAGAAATTAAATGATCAATTATAAAATAATTTGATAAAATCAAATTTTATTTATTTATATAAAATGAATAGATATAAAAAATGGAAAATCAAATATACAAATATGATAAAAAAGAATGATGTCACAAAACCAGATTTTTTGTCAAATAATAAAATTTATGAAATATTATATGCTTTAAAATTTAAAATGATATTATGGAGTGATCTTCCTGCATCTTTTTTTAAAGAATTTAATCTTCCACATACCAGAGATTATGGAATTGATTTGATAAGTTTGGATTATAAAGTATGTGCTCAAGTTAAAAAACCGGATAAATCTCGTATAACATGGGGTAAGATTTGTAATTTTCGAACATATGCAAAAGATGTTTTACATATTGATAATATGATATTGGCAACAATTAAAAATGCGAAAATAGATAAAATGGTAAAAAATTTATTGATAGACACCGGTAAAATAACATTAGTTGAATGTGATTACACAGAAATGATAAATGATTTTTTAAAAGATAGGTTGAGTTATGTAATTAGTGAACCTTATCATTCATCATTTGAATATATTGATGATGTCAAACCGGATATATCATTGAAACAAATAATGGTTGGGTTATTATTTAATGCATTACTTCCATTTTTAACATTTGGAACTATAGTCGGTTTAGGTGTGGTTATTAACGGAATACAACTCAAAAATATCAATTTATGTTTGTTTGGGTTTACGGTGTTAATGATAAATGTAGTGATAACAAATTTTTCTATTGTTCTGGCTCCAACCTCGATATTATTCTTGATAGGTTATGCTTTAAGTGTTCCCATATCATATTTCCTTTCATTAACAATATCAATTATATTATTGATAAGGAATTGAATATTCGTTTTTTATTAAATATATAATATCATTGGTGATAAATATGTCTTCAGAAAAAGTTAAATGTATAGAAATAACCCATGATAGAAATATTATTATCAGATCATTATTGAAAAGTGAATTACCATCGAGTGATCTTTTAAAAAACTCATTATATCCTCAACCATTTCATTTTAATGCATTTAATGGATCTAAATATATGAAAGATAAAATATTCGGTACTGATGCACTTCAAATATCATTTCCATATTTTGGAAAACTTAGAGATAAATATAATAAAAAATTGGTATTTATATTTCCTCGACCTAAATCTTGGACACAACTTGATTTTATAGATTTATTTAGAACATATGGTGGTGATGCTAAAGGAAAAAAAGGTGGTCATAATGAATTAGGAATATTTCTCAATAAAGCTCATAGAATTCTTGGGTCTGTAGTGTTATATCATACTGAAAGGGATTTGGAATCGGATGATTATAATGATTTTATGAAAATGTCAGAAATGGATAAAAGTGTACCTGAATTATTTGAAATAATAGATAATACAGTTAAAGTTAAAGATTTTAAAACTATTCAACAAGCCAGATTAAAATTAGTAGAAATTTTGATAAATAAATTTAAAGAATTTCATTTTTTAACATTGGAAACATTATATTTAGTATATTTACCTCAACTGCTCGAATACTATGTTGAGTTGGGGTATGAGCATCATAATACTGTACCATGTTATACATTCGATTACAAAGGACCGGTAATGAGGGTAGCATTATGTCAATTTACCAACAATATTGAAAATGATGATAATCTTTGGCACGCTAATGATAAAAAAATAACAAAAAGATTTAAACCAACAAATTGGAATAAAATACATAAACATATGAAAGAACAATCAAAACGATTTAAATTTAAATACAATCCTTTTTTCTCTTAAATCTCCTTTGACATTCATAGATAAACAATTGAATCAATGAACCGTAATTTTTAGGTAGACAAATTATATTATCCGTAAATTCTTCAGATATTTGTATTGTCTTGATACCAATTTCTTTCAACGGAGTGATATATTTTTTAATTTTTTGAAAATTAGAATTTTTCTTATATTTTTTAAATTCAATACAATCAAAATCATTTATCTGATTTGATATAACAATTTGTAATGATTTATCGTTATATATGTTTTTAAGTATAAATAATATATCGACATCATTAGAATCTGTTTTAAATAATCTGATACCAAAATTTAGATTGTTTATATGTCGATCTATTTTATATTTATTATCTTTATAATTGATAATTTGGCAAATACTTTTCAATGTTTTACATAATAATCCAAATATATTTCTCGAATATATAGTCACAAATAACCTTTCTTTTGAATATCCTAATATAACATTCCATATTTCAATAAATTTATCGAAGTTATCATTATTTAAAAATTTGGATTTTATATTTTGTTTGAGAATATAAAAATTATCGATGATATCATAATTATAATTCATTTTTGTTTCCAATATAAAATCGTCCATTTTTAATTCTCGATATTTTTTAATTGATATATCATAACAATAATTACTTCCTTGAAATGTAATTATTTTATTTTTATTATTTTTTATATCGATGATTTTACCATTTGATCGTTTTATATCAATACATTTCCATACACGTGTTCTATCATCATATTGAAAAATTCTATTATTTAATAATCCAAACATTTTCGTAATATAAACATAGAATCAATTTTATAATAAAATCTTTTTGATATTATAGTATAAATATGAAAAAAATTAAATTAAATTTACAATCTGACGGATGGATATATATGAAATTTTCAGATTTTGAAAAAAATGTATCTGAAAATAATAAACAAAAATTATTGTATGTAAAGAAATTTATTGATAATGAAAAATATAAAGACAAAGTAAAAACGTTTTCTGTATGTAGAATTATAAATACAAAAACGCAAAAACTTATAGCTATTCCTCGTATGAGAGCAATCGAAATGTTAAATATCGAAAATGTAAATACACATAGATTGAAAAATGGTGATGATATTAATATAGATGTATCATCAATTAAACTGCGAGATTATCAAAAAGATGCTATTAAATCAATCAAAAAAGCATATGATTCCGGGTTATTGGGAGGTGTATTGAAAATGAGTACCGGGAGTGGAAAAACATATACTTCATTGTGTGCTGCTGCTGAAATTGGGAAAAAAACATTAATCATTACAGATAATAAAGAAGAACAAAGAAAATGGATAAAAGTATCTAAAGAAATTATAGGAAATTGTGTAGATTGCCTTTTATCGAGTGATACTCAAGAAGAAATGATTAAAAAGATAGATGAGAATAATGTGATAATAACAATGCATCATGCTTTATATCGAGGGAAATTCAAAGTTAGTTCATTTTATAAAATAGGATTAGTTATTATTGATGAATTGCAAACATATATGACCATGAGTTATATAAAAATGTTTCGGTATATAAGTCGGAGATTTATATTAGGTATGACTGCAACTGATACCAGACAAGATAAATTACATTATTTGATTCCATATTTTGTTGGAAAAATAATATATGAAAAAAATAATTGCTATACTGGTGTATATCCATTGGTCAAAATGATAAATTATCATGGACCAGATGAATTTACAAAAATTTTGAGAGGGACAAAAAATGAAACCCAATGTTCAAAAATGGTTACTCAGATTTCAAAAGATCCATATAGAAATAATATGATTTTAAGTATTATCAAAAAGGAAATAAAAAATCCGGGTGTGATATTGGTTATGAGTTTACGTATAAATCAATTGAAACTATTATTTGATAAATGTAAAGAATATAATCCAGGATTGATTATCGGAGCTAAGACGAAAAAAGAAACTGACAAGGTTGTCGCTGCATATGATAAAAAATTGATATTTTGTTCATTAAATATTGGTAAAAAAGGATTGGATATATTGAATGCGAGATGTATGATATTATCAAATTCTTTCAAAACCGCAGACGGGGGAAAACATAAAGAATCATTGGATCAATTAACTGGTCGTATATTAAGACAAAATTGGAAAATACAACCGATAATATGGGCTATAAATGATATGTTTACATTTTTCGCGATACATCAAAAATTACGTAGAGATTATTATTTAGAATGTGGTTTTGAAGTTGAACATATCAAAATTAAATATAAATAAATTTTTATTTTAAAATTGATTTTATATCTCTATTTAATATATATATAATGAAATTTAGTATATTTGTATATTCCGGTATACCCGGAGTCGGTAAAACATATCTTATCAACAAAGAAGCTGAACGATTAAGAAAGTTAGGTAAAAAAGTATACATTTGGACTGAACGAGCATACTTGTTCTGTTTATCAATGTTTTATAACAAAATTCCCGGAAGTGCATTTAATATTCAAAGTGAATCGTGGAATGGTAAACAATATATTGCAGAAAATGTAATGGATATTTTAAAAAATGAACCAGATTCTATTCATCTAATTGAACGCGGAATACACGATTGTTATAAAATATTCACCTCTGTATTGGAAACAGAAACGTGGCCAGAAAAGAAATTTGTTTCCGGTAAATGGGTGGAAACTGGAAAAATGATACCGGCTTTAAATAAAGCCGAATGTAAAGTTTTGAAAAAGAATTACATCAATTGTCAAAAAAATTCATACATATGGTCTAATTGTACGTATGTATTCATCAATACGAGTATCGATAAATCATTAAATAGAATAATGAAGAGGGGACGAAAATCGGAAATTAATATTGAAAAAGAATATTTAGAATTATTGCAAAAAGCAGGCGAGGAGATGAAAGATTGGCTATCCAAGAACTTTAAAAATATTAAAATTACAGATATCGATAATGAAAAAGACGATATATAGATATATTTAATTAAAATTGAATATTATTTTTTTTTATTAAAATTGATTTAATTTGTAATATTATAAAAGTTGAAGTAATCTTTCAATTTTTACAAAACAGCCCATATATAAAATAAATGACTAATGATGCATATTCAAAAGTTATTGAAATATATAGTGGTAAAAAATATGACGTCACTGGTACCGGGAAACCTCATAATTATAGAAGAATGCCTGATAATGAGTTAAGAGGATACAGTTTCAATTTAGATCGCGAAACCGATAAAGTTTTTTTGGAATATTGCGGATTAGCATTTGTTGATGGGTTTGATGAACATATTATTCAAAAGAATGATAAATATGGACCATTTAGAATAGATTTAGATATAAAAAAAAATAAATCTTTTTATTCGGATGATAAATCTCCAATTTATACACATGAAAAAAACTGTTTGGAATTGTTGAAAATTTTAAAATCAATTATTATCACAATTTTTGGAAAAGATTTTTTCTCATTAGATAAAAAAAATAGATATGTGGTATTTATGTCAAAAACTAAAATTGGAAAAGAACATGATGGAATATGTAAAGATGGATTGCATTTGATGATGCCTTCTTTAATTGTTGATGAACAACTACATTTATATATTCGAGAACTACTAATTGAATCATTATTGATAGAAGAAAATATTTTATCCGATCAAAAACTTCACGATGTTGTTGATTCATCAATATATAAATTGGAAAAAGGATGGACATTATATGGTTCATCAAAATCGAAAATTAGCGGTAAAAGAAAAAATGGAAAAAACAATTATATTGTTGATGAACCATATCTTATAAAATATGTATATGATTTAGTTGGTGAACATGTGATTACTAGAGATGGATCTATTCCAGGATTTGAAAAATATAAGTTAACCAGTTATTTAAGTATACATGGTCACACTCATCACACCAGTATAAATGAGTCAACTAAAATGCAAATAGATAAAATATCAGCTCAAAAGAAAATAAATAATGATAAACCTCAAAAATATAGTCGTCAGAATAGTGACGAAGCACTTATAAATTTTGTTATCGATTTATTGAAAAATTTAAATTTAGAGAAAAGAAAACCATATGGTGGTAGAGATGATCAAACTTCCGGATTTAATGATCTGATATTATGTTGTATAAAAATAACGGATTACGATTCTACTGTTTTAAATGAACTCAGGAGATTATTTGGAAATAAGAAGAGAATTGATGAACGAATTGATAATTATATCAAAACTGCTAATCCAGATAAATATAATTGGCAAATAGATAGATTAATTCAATGGTCTAAAGTGGATAATTCGGAAAATCATAAACATATTATGATAAAACATATGGCTTATAAAATTTTTCTGAAAATAAAGAACAATGAATCTTGGTCATCGGAATGGGATTATGCTACCAATTTACAAGATTTAGTTGGTGATAGATTTAGATCTCAATTTTATGAAAACAAATCATATGATATATTTGAATTTTCCAATCACATTTGGAAGAAATATGCAGCAGATGGTCCATTGATTGAGATAATATGTTTAAAATTAGCGAGTATATACGATAAAGTTTGGACTTTATATTATATGGATAATTTTAAATTATCGAATGAAGCAATGACAAAGAAACACAATATATCAAATAATATGATGACTCAAAGATGTAATTCCACATTTGATCCTAAAGTATTAACAAATAAATTAAATAGTATAGATGCCGATTCAGCGGCCAAAATAAAACAAAATAATTATATTATGAAGGAATTACAAAGAGAAATTAAAAAACTTAGGAGTAATGGAGGATCAAGTGCAGTTATAAAAATGTTTGCAAACAAAATAAAAGTTCAAAATTTCCAAAGTAGACTTAATACATATTCATATTTATTAGCATTCAAAAACGGAGTTTATGAATTGAATACAGGTAGATTTAGAGATGGTAGACAAAGTGATTTGATATCACAGGCAATTAAATATGATTACCCACCGGAATGGGATGATGTGAAAGACACCGATGATGCATTGATAATGATGTCATTCATTGATGCAATATTTCCCGATCCTGATATGAAGCAATTTAAGATGAGAATTGTAGCTTCATTTTTGGAAGGTAATGAATCGGATCAAAGAGTATATTTGGAATATGGTTTTGGTGGTAATGGAAAAACAGCATTCTGGAGATTAGTTAGAGCAACATTTGGAGAATTATTTGCAGTAATTCCAGTCGAATATTTTATTGGAAAACAATCAAAAGGTGGACAGGCATCACCTGAAATGGCAGAAGCGGTTTATGCACATATCGTATTATTAACCGAAGCACCCAAAGGATCCAAATTTAATATGCGTGAAATTAAAGAAAAAAGTGGATTGGAACCAATTAAACCCAGAACATTATATAAAACAGGTATAGAAGTTATACCGAAATGGCGTTTAGTATTTCTGGTTAATGCATTACCCAAATTGGATGAACATGGTGAATCATCATTGAGAAGATTTTTGGTATCATTCTATGATACTACATTCACAGATAACATTGAACTTCTCAAAAAACCACTTCATGAAAAATTAGATCGGAAAATGATAGCAAAATTGGATAATTGGGGGTCGATATTTATGAGTTATCTGATACATATATATCGAAATGAAGTATATGGAAAAGAGATAATACCTCCAAGACGGGTAAAGGAAATGTCAGCTAAGTATGTTATCAGGGATGATTATATAGGTAATTTTATTAACAATATGATAATAAAATCTCCAAACCCTAAACATAGATTATCAATAAAACAAATTACAACAAATTTTAACGAATGGATTAAAACAAATGGTTATGAGGGTTATAGACTTAAAGGATCTGATTTAAAAGAAAAATTAGAAAGAAAATTTGATAAACATTATATAAGAGATAGAGGTATAATTATCGGATATGAAATCAAAGTTGAGTACGAAGATTTTGAAACAGATCAAACAAAAATCGACGCGACAAACCTTCAAAGTTGTCAATATATATAAAAATAAAGAAGATCAACTTAATGAATTTATTTCAATTAAAAATAGTTTTTTATCTATTTTAAAAAATTCAACTATAATTTTTGATAATTTTCCTATACAAATATATGAAAATGTAAAAAAGAATATAATATTTTATAAAAAGGTAAAGAAATTGGATAAGAATTCTGATGAAATTCGGGTTATTGAATTATTAAATAAATTAATTTTAAATAAATCATTATATTGTTCCCCGTTTGTTTTCAAAATGGAAACTGAAAATGATAAATTAATAACTTTTGGAGAATATATTTCATTTAATTTTTATCAAATAATAACCGAATATCCTATTAATACATATAATTCTGTTTCGGATATAGTTGATATTATCAAAGCGGTACTAATATATATATTGGAATTGAGAAAATATGATATTTACCATAATGATTTACATATAAAAAATATAATGGTAAATGAAATTAAAGATTCGTCATTTCAAACTACAATAATTGATTGGGAATTTTCTACAATTGGAATAAATGAATATAACATAAAAAAGTTTTATAAAAATTATTTCCCTATTTATTATCTCATGTATATCGATAATATCAAATTTTTAACTAAAACAATAGATTATTTCGATATTTATAAATTTATGAAATCATTGGAATATTTACTATCTTTAAATTTATATAGCTATATAATCCCGATATATGAAATTATAAAAAAATATTCATCAATACTTAAAAAAATATTATTATTTGAAATAAAAATACCTCTCAAAACTATAATTACTGATATAATTGAATTATTAACTCAAGAACTATATTTTATAAAAATTACAAAATTGTAAAAAAAATAATTTTTTTTATTAAATTTTATAATTATGCGAATGCACCATCATCAAAATTGAATTCTCCACGTTCTGTTAAATTATCCAATATGTTTTGTTTTCCTTGTTTTCGTGCAATAATTGTTTCAATATCACCTACTAATTTTGCATTTGCATTTGTATTTTTCTTCTTTGTTTTTGGTCTGTTTTGTTCATTTTGCATCCATTTCTTAAAATGTTCAGATTTTAAAATTCTATCGTTAACTCCTTTAGCATTCTTCTTTCTTTTTTCGAAATCTATACCACCAATATTCTTTAATCTCTTTGGAACTAACATCCATTCTAGTTGTAATATTTTACTTATCAACTTTGATGGAACTTTTCCTTCATTTGTCAATTTAAGATTTTTAATCATCTCAGCTAAACCTTCTTTTCTTTCTTGAACCATTACTCCATCTTTCATTTTTGAAACTGTTTCTCCATTATATGCTACATTGAATTTATCAATTAACTTCTGGTCGTATAATGGATTTCGAGGATCACTTAAAACTTCTTTATTACTCCATAATGTTTTTAGTTTTTCGGTAACTTTATATGCATCAGATGAATTACCATATTGTGCAATATTCTTTTCATTCTTTTCTTTATTGTTAATTAATAGTGCCGTAAGTTCTTCTTTAATACCGCATAGATTTCCACTTATATCTACTTTATTCTTTCTTTTCTCTTTATAATATGAATGACCTCCAAGAACATTAATATATTTTTCACCGTTAATATTACCAGGATATTTCTTAGCATAAGCTATCATTTCACGTAGTAATTGTTTTTCTGTTTTTACGTCTGGATTGGGTTTAGTGACAGTTTGATTTTTGAATGATAAGTTATATTCATCTCCAACTTGTCTAAGTTTTGAAACGAAATTCATAATTGCACTAATGTTTCCTACAACATTATCAACAGTTTCCCATTTAAATCTCTTCTCATTTACTCCATGATGCTCGTAAGCACGCTCTAATTTTTCAACTTGTTCAGGTGTTAATTTTTTGATATCCGACATATTTTCTTTTTATATAAGATCAGTTGTTAAACCTTTAACACAAAATCAATTTTGGTGCAAGTTATTTTTTCTTGAATTAAATTTTATTGGCTAAAGAAAAAAAAAATAAAGAAATTATTTCACTATACTTTGGAAGCAAGAAATATTTGTATAGCACCCATATCATTTATATGATATTCGATAATAATTGGTTTATTTTGAGTTAAATATAGTTTGACAATTTTACTCATTTTATGTAATTTTGCATAATTATACAACACAGATATATCGAATTTACCATTATAACTATCGTCATTTTCTTTTATAATATATAATGTACCATTCTGACTTAATCTGGTACTCTCATATCGAATCTTTTCTTTGTTTTTAGCGGTAATATAGAATTTACCATCTTCACATTTAATCTGTACCTGTTCAGCTCCTAATGTCAATTTTATATGTCGCATATCTATTTCAAATTCATTGGGATTTAATAATGCTACATAATCTGGTATAACTTCCGATATAGTTGAATATTTATTTCGATTATATAATGTTAATATTTTATTTGGTAATGTCATATCAAAATGACGTGTAATACCGCCATCCATACCAATTTCTATACTTAAATGACATGTCATTTGACTGCTATCATCTTCAAAAATTTTCATTCCCATTTCTTTTAATTTCGTAAATTTTTTAAGAATATCATGGATATGTATAGTATTTAAACATTTATGAAAGTTTTTGACTACATTGAATTCTGTAAATTTATCGGCAAATATTTTTACAGCAAAACTTTCTATATCAGATTCACCTCTTGGATGATAAATAACAATACCAGAATTATCAACGTAAATATAAACATGATCAAATTTACTTCGAATAACTGAAAAAAGTAACTTAAATGCATCAACTGATGTGGTTCTAAATTTCAATAAATAATCGCTATTAACAGTATATTCAACTTTATCCATATCAATCGCGGATATTGGAAAATTATTTTTGACATTGATATTCAATTCAATATCTCTTAATTTAACATTTTTATCTTTCTTTTTTCCACTTCCAGTTGGTCTTCCACGTGGTCTTTTTTTTATAACACTTTCTGTTTCCATTTTTTTTAAAAAAAATAATTACTTTTTAATAGTATAATTATTTTATAAAATAATTAGCAAGAAGAGTATATTTATTTAAATTTATTCTATATTTAATATCTTTATTATTACTTTTATTAAATGATACTTCTCCAATTATTTCACCATTAAATTCAAGATTGATAATATGGATATTTGGATTTTTTGGAACAATTGAGTAATTCATTAATGATAAATCTGTTTTTATTTTAAAATCTAAATTATTTAAATATTTTATCATTATATATAAATATTTAATTTTATTTTGGGAAATGGTAAAAAAATACGAACGGGCAAATTTTAGTAGTAAAGATTCTGGAAATTTAACGTGGGCAAATGTATCGATACGAGTTTTCGGTGCACCAAAATATTTAAATAAAAAAAATCAATTATTATTTGAACAATATATTATATCTTCATTTAAAACATTTCCGTGTTCAATTTGTAGAGGACACACAAAAAATATTTTCGATAAATGTCCATTGAGAAAAAGTGATTTAATCAGTAGAGAAACTCTTATAGATTGGCTTTATAAATTTCATAATGAGGTTAATAAATCATTAGGTAAAGAATCGATATCGTTTAAAAATTATTATACATTTTGGAGTAGTAAAATAGTTGGTTATTCAATGGAATAATATTCTATTGAAGGAATAATATATTTTGATAATATAGTTTTACGAATATGGACACCACTGAAATAGAACCACAACTCGAATATAAATATAAAAAATTCTATAAAAAAAATGAAAATTCAAATATGAAAAAAACTAAAACAAATAATAATAGTAGAGTTTGGGATTTTTTTGATAAAAATTTAAAAACTTTGATAATTACAATTATTGTGATAATTATAATTGCAATAGCAACATTATTGATAATGTCGACATTAAATAAATCCGATGATTCTAATAAATCTGGGGTAATGAATAGTATTTTATCATTTATGAAAGGTAAACATAAACCCGAAACACAAAAACATATTCAAGATATAGAAGATGAATTGAATAAATCGACGGGCGAACCACCAATCGATAAATTTTACAATAAGCCAAAAGTTACTTTTGATCAAACTGAGAATCCATCATCAATTGATGATATAGAAGATGATTCAGAATTGGTTAATTAATTATCGATATTATATTGTTCTATTTGTTCAATTCTGATATGATCCAAAAATTTATTTTTTTCTTCTTGTGACATTTTATCAAATCCAGCTTCAATTTTTATATCCGGTGTTAAATTATAAAATGTATTGACTCTCATCTCTCTCAATTCCAATTCTTTTGCTTGTTTTCGCGCAATAGAGAATTGTGAAATATCCATTTTTAAAATTTCATTAGATTTATCAATTATAAATTTTTGAGTAATAATTGCACCGTTCTTTTTATTTTTTTTGATGAATTTTACCATTAAATTGAATAAAAAATATTTTAATCTTTTCCAATAAATTTTATTATTAGTTGTCCATAACATATCTAATTTTTCAATATCAGCAATCATAAATTTATTATCAGAAACATTTTTTATAAAAAATTCATTTATGGTAGTTAACGTAAATGTTGTAGCATATCGAACATAATTGGATCTTAAATATCCGATATCACCCTCATATTTCATATTTCCTTTGATTTTATTTATCATAAACCCCAATCGTTTCGTAATATCTTGCACATTTGGACTTAATGTAACATTATATTTTCTCATTATATTTATCAAAGCATCAAATTTATTCTCAAATTTATAATCGATATTATCATCAATTATAAATTTTTTTGTTAATTCCACATTTTTAATTTTATGTTTTCTTTTATTTTTCAATCCATCGGTATTTAAATATTTCTCATTATATTTAATTCTACGTGCCGGCGTTCTTTCTGCAATTTTTCCAAATATGATATTTGTTAATTGTTCAGGTGTATAAAATTTATTAGGTTTAATTTTTATAGCTTCAATAGCGTTTTTATTTGATAATATCATATATTTGATATATGCCTTATCTTGTTTATCTAGTGGTGTATATAAAATGGAATTAGTTATTCTATATGCTATTTTGGGAATGTTGACATCCGATATTTCGTTATAAATTAATTTTATCAATTGTTTTTTATTTAAATTCAATGATCTAAAAACGCTTGATATTTTCTTGGAATAAATAACATTAAATATATGATTCATATATTCGATATAATAATTGATAATAGATAATCCTACACCTTTTTGTGTGAATGATTCGTATATCGTTGAATTAACATCGATTGATATTCTTCCATCTATTATCTCCTTAATCAATACACCAAATATTGATGATATTATTATTCCATCTTTAACGATATCAGTCAATTGTTCATATTTACTACGAAATAAATTTAAAACTGTTTCAAATTCATCATCAATTATTCCGAGTAATCTATCTTTATTATAATTCTGCAATATGAATGCTTCTGATTCTATAATAAAATCGATATTCTTTTCAATTAATCTCATATCTTTAAATTCTGAAAATTCTGAAAATACTCCATATTCATAATCTTTTTCAACAAAAAATGGATTATAATATTCGGTCATATTCATTCTAGGAGTTATTTTTATTCCATTAATACTTTTATATATAGTTTTTCCACTATTGAAAATGGTATCAACATTTCTTATATACAATGGAATATCTAGTTTTACAAAAGTCGGTTTTGATTTTACGAAATATGATTCATAATAAATAGTATCAATTATATCATTCACGCTTTCTATAAATAGATCATCAGTCATATTTATATGAGAATATTTTACATATTGAAACATATTTTCAATTCCATCATTTATATTTAAAATATTATATGAATTCATAGAAATGACAAATTCAGGAAGTAAAATTGCATTTCTGATATCTGAATACTTACCGGAATTTATTTTTTTGATATTATTAAATAAATCGATATCTTTTTTATTATATGTAAACATACTATCAATAATAATTTCATTATTAGAAAATCTAATTTGCTTATTGTCAATTATCATATTCCATGTAGATAAATTGATATTTAATGATTCTTTTGTTGGATAATTGATAACATCATAAATTACCATTCTATTATTTTCTGATAACAGTTCAAGTTTTCTCAAATTAGAAAGATTATTGTATTTTTTTACAATTGAAAAATATATTATCATTTTCTTTTTATTTTTTTGTAAATTTTCATAAACAATATTAAAATCGAATGCAGATTTATCATTTCGTGTTAATGATTTAAATTTAATTAATCTTTGTTCGTAATTTAATTTCTGTAATATATTTCCTCTGTTTATTTTAAATTTGATTGGTTGTTTAATCATCTTTCTATATAAAGATAATTTAATTATTATTATAAATTGGAAAATTTAAAATTGATTTTATCCCCACTTTTTTACAAATGGATATTCAAACTATTATTGGTATCTATGGTAATAAAGATTTTAGTGTTAAATGGGATAATGACACTCAATTATTTATTCAAATACCTAAAAATAAAAATATAGTTGGACAATCGAATATTTATGATTTCAATGGAAATCTGGTTTGTGCTGATATTGGTAAAACCCTTATTGCATCTAATGTGAAAACATTAAATAATAACATGTTTAAAGAAAAAATGACGTATCATTATAGTTCACTGTTGAATGGATTAACATTACGAGCTTATTGGAATAATGGTACATGGAATTATGCAACTCGAAATTGTATCAATATAAATTTGAATACTAGAAACACTAATAAAACTTATGACGGAGAACCTGAAATACGAAAAATAGCGGATATTTTTAAAAATGATTTCAAAATTAAAAATGGAGATAAAAGAAATAAAAAATACACATACTTTTATTCATTCTATTCACCAAAAATGATAAGTCATGTTATTTATGGTAAAGAACCTATTATAAAAAAACTTGGATATGTTAATATGGAATCTAAAAAACGTAAGTATATGTCATATACAGGAAAAGGTAATACATGGGATTTTATAAAAAATAAATTGGAAGATGAAGAATGCGGTATTATCGTTGTAAGAAAAAAAACAAATGTATTGTTATATTCACAAAAATTTATGGATAAAAAAAATATGTTGTGTAATTCCAATAATATATATTATTGTTTATTAGATATCATATTGAAGAAAAGGATTAATGAATTCGTGAAATATTATAAAGGAGAGACATGGGAGACGAGATTATATGATATGAAAGCCGACTTTGATAGTTTTATTCAAACTATCCATACTGAATATGTTCAAAAATATATCAAAGGTCTCAAAACCAATTATCAACTATCCTGTATGATTTTACATAATCAATACATAACGAAAAAACGAAATATACAATTAAATGATGTGAGACGGATAATCATGAATCTTGATACGCCAATTGTTGCATATATGATGGTAATTTCAATAAAAATTTAAATTTAATTTAAATATTTTTTTTATTTATAATAAAATTGATAATAAATATATATTTAAAAGATGTCGAAAAAATATACACCATATTATAGAGGAAAACGTGATCGGAATTTGATTAAATCTATACCATTTATCCATAATAGAATTAAAGAAAATCTATATATAAAATATGCAAAATCACCGCTTTTAGAATTATCTGGTGGAAGGGGTAGAGATTTATATAAATATAAGAACGCGGAAATAAAAAAAATATATTTTATAGATATTGATAAAGATGCATTGAATGAAGCTAAGAAGTTATATGAACAAGAATATATGAGTGATTTTAAAGTGTATTTTTTCAAAAGAAATCTTAGAAAACCATTGAAATTGAAAACAGATATATCATTTAACACGGTAAGTATACAATTCGCGATTCATTATTTTCTGGGAAATGAAAGTATGATTAATATACTTTTTCAAAATATAGACAGATATTTAAATGAAAATGGGATTTTTATGGCCACATTTTTGGATGGACAAAAAATATTTGATATTTTGAAAAATGGGGATTTGATAGCTAAAAAACAAAATAAAACGCAATATTCTATAATCCGTATGTATAACAAATCCGAAAAATTTGAAAAATATGGTCAAAAAATACGAGTATATTTTGTATCTATTGGAAGTCATGATGAATATTTAGTCAACGTTGATTATTTAATATCAATATTTAAGGATCGATATGAAATAGTATCGAATGAATTATTCGACATAGCCAAAATTACGGACAGAAAAATAAATAAAAACGAGAAAAAATGGATTGAATTGAATAGACAACTAATTTTGAAAAAAATAAAGAATTAATTCAAATATTCATTATCATTTTTTATATTTTCATCGTCGATATAAACTATTTTACTACTATATTTAATGATATCCTCTTTTGTTATTCCAAATTCATGATCCATATATTCGATATCTATATCTGTGAAATAATTAAATTTTATTGAACCTTTAATCAATTTAGCTTCATATTTATCAAACATGATATTTTCCATTTTTGGTTCTGGAATTTTATATATACTTGGTATAATTTCAATATCCTCTAAATCTATTATTCTCGATCCAGTGCCATATTTTCGACATGCATAATTGGATAATTTGAATGCATCATCCGATATATGATAACCCATATTATAATCAAATAATGTTTTTCGTGTAGATATTTTGATAATTTGAGCTAACATATATTTAAATATATATTTTTTCAATATTTTCAATTCTGGTAAATGAGTATCAATAATTATAGATAATTCGGAAGAACCATTTATAAAATAGTATAATAATCCATATTTTATAAATTTATACAATAGATCATTTTGTATAAAATAACTACTTGTAATTGGTTTGGTTTTATTATCGCGTTTATAAAATTTCAAACAATCAATCAATTTTCTGTATGTTCCAATACAATTTAAATATCTTTTTTCAAATTTGGTATCATCATTCAATCGTAGAAAATACCATTCCAATCCTAAAAATATCATTTTTTCACGTGAATATGACTGTTCATTTAAGGTATATTCATATCTCGATTTCATTTTCATCAACTTATCCACAATATCCATTAGGTTAAATGTATATTTACATTGTTCCTTATTTTCACATAGATATTTAAATATACCATTGAATTTCAATATTAATTTTGTTTTTTCCAAATTTAATGAGAGATTAAATTGATTTAATTGTTCCCTTACATATTCAAATACATCCGATATTATAGAAGGAGATTTGAAATTATCGAAATATAAAACAATATCATCCACGTACGCTCCAACCACCTTTAATGATTTTGGTAATATACCACACNTTTTTCCTGTTTTAATTATATTTTTTAATATAATATCCAAATACACAACAAACAATGTCTGGGATGATGTTACCCCTTGAAATAAACCATCGTTCCATTTACTCAATTTATTATCTTTATATGATATATCAATATTATGATACATACTCGATAAATAATCTAATAAATATTGGTTTACATTATATACATCAGATATTAAATTAATCACATTATTGATATCTGATGAAGGATACGCATTTTGTATGTCGACAAACACATAACAAAAATTTACTTGGCTCCTGTCTATATTTTTTTTAACTTCTAACGCTAAATTGAATCTAAATTTTACCATATTATGTATTGCACCTTTATCAAATACAATATTATTTACTGGATTATCTATTGTCTCATTTCTAATTTGTGTTTTTAACATATCGGAAACTAATATATCTATTATATTATCAGTTATAAATACGTTGTACACTATTGGTCGAAAATGTGTAAATGAGTAATCGGCATTTTCATCATAATCGTGTGATTTATATTTTGCAAATACTCTTTTTCTCATTTTATTTTTTATTTTCCCGTTTATCATATTTTCAATATATGATTGAATATATTTCAAAATTTCTTTATTTTCTAATACAATAAGATATTTTTGATATCTTATATTTTTGATTTTACTAAATACGATATCGTATATTTGTTGTTTCGATATTTTCAAATAATCGGTTGATGAATTGAATTTATCATTTCTATAATGAAATACAGAACCAGATCCATTTTCCATTTTTCTTATGAATACATGATTATTTTCATTTCCCATTTTTATATCATTTGTATTTCGAATTTCATCATAAAATATTTTTTTTCTAAAATTTTCCACATACTCACTATTTTTACTAGCAACATCAACTCTTATAGCATCTACATGCGATTCAAAAGTCTGTATATTTATCAAATCAGTTCTAATGAATGTTATAATTTTGGTAATTATTTTATCATTATATGATGAAAAATCTCCAAATTGACGACTTTTAAATTCAGATATCCTATCTGTCATAAAATCAATATTATTTATTTCTCCAATCGTAGAATTTAAAACAGTTTTATTCATTTTTTTAAATATAAGATTGAAATCAATTTTTAAATAATATATCAATTATCAAAATTGATTTATTATTCATTTATATAAATATGGATGAAATCAAAAATCAAATCAGTAACATTTTTAAAAATGTAAATGGTGTGAATATTGGTGTAAAATATAATGATACCAATATTCAATTTGGTATAAATAAACCGAATAATAAAACATTGAAAAAGGATGACGAAGAATATATTCCAAAAAAGAAATATATTCCGAAAAAGAAATTTAAAAAAAATTATTATAAGAAAAATTATAAGAAAAATTATAAGAAAAATTATCAAAAAAATAAAAAGAACACCGTAAAAGAAGAATATAGTGGTAGTAAGAAAAATAATTCAAATTAATTGATTTTTATTTTTTATCCAGTTATTTTACCCAAGAATTTTTTACCAAAATCAAATATTCCACGACGCGGTTTGGTTGATTCAACATATTTAGGGACATGCATATTTGGGTTATAATTACCACCATCCTGAATGGGTTCTTCCACTTTTTCTCGATCTTGTTTCAATACAATTTGTGGAGCCGATATTGGCATCGGTACATTTTGTTGTACTGGTGGATCTATATTTTCAATCGTATCGATACTACTTTCATCATCTTTCTTTAAATCTTCCATATCTTCTATAGCTTCAATATCATTATTTTCTATAATATGCTTTAATTTATCATGCGCGATTAACATTTGTTTATTATTGGAAATTATCACGTCCATATCATTTTCCTTTTCATGTTTTGGCATAATTAATGGAAAAACCATTTTAACAGCTTTTTCTGTTTCTCTTTTCATTATATGTCTTAGTTTAGTTTTATTTTTTATAATTTCAATTTCAGTTAATCCATTTTTATCAAATAAATAAACATAATGGTATATTTCCCTTGAAACGAAATCAAACACTTGTCCAAATAATATCTCGGGTGTTATATTATGAAAATCTCGAGGATTTAATGTAGAATTCATAGCAATATAATTCTTGGACATCATTNTTACAACCGATCTTAGAGTATCGTAATTAACTCNATTTTTGGTTTCACCAATAACATTATATATCAATTCGGGATTTATCATAAATCGTTTTTTATTTTCTTTCAATAATCCTTTCATTACTTTCCAGTTAAATTTCGAATCCCGGAACATATCTTTAATTATATATTGTATCAATATCAAAAAATCATAAGATAATTTATATTCATAACGTAATTGATAATATTCCAAGTTAATTCGCCCTTCATAATCAGTTTCAATAATTATATCATCCGACATATCTATATTTTAAAATAGAAAAATAAATAGATATTAATTAAACAATTTTGATTAAAAAAATTTTTATATATATAATGGATCAGGTGTTAATTTTATTAGAAAGCTTTTCTAAAAGTGGTCTTGTATCTATCGTTGATTACAAGAATGATTTAGTTAAATTAACTATTATATATAAATCAAAATTAACAAAACAATCAATCAAAAAAATATGTTTATCATTATTTAAAAATTTAAATATTGAATCAACAGCAGATAATATTTTAACTATTACAGTTAAAAAAGATCATTTCAACACATATAATATGTTGATGTATGCATGTATCGAAAAGAATTTAAATATTGTTATTTCTATTCTTGGATATTGTAAAATGGAAGATTTCGATTCATTCGCATATTCTACAATTGTAGAATATTTCAATTCCTCGGAATTATTCAATCGTGTAACTTTCGAACAGAGTGATTATACATCATTCTTACATTATATGATTCAACATGGACAATTATTGAATGTAAATCATATTATCAAAAAATTGGAATCAATCAAAACCAACATTCTATGTCATGCAATCAAAACAGATAATAATGATATGATTGATTTGATTCTATCATCCGGGAAAATTGAAATTGCCGATTTCCGTAAAGATAATCCATTAATTTGGGGATTTAAATGCGGAAATGAAAAGATTATTAATCATTATTTATTCCAATGGTGTACCGGGGATGATGTAAAATGTGAATATATCCTTGATACATTAACTAAAACACCATGTGTCATGTTGGCAAAATATAATAATCATCCACAAATCGTTGCAAAATATGGACCACTCATTGAAAAGATTAAACTCGAACCAAAAATCGAAGATGGAAAAATCTTAAATTTAAATTAGTTTTCCATTTTTATGATAAAATTTTTTTATTATATTATATAAAATGAATCGAAGACAATCACCTTCAATGGGGTATATAAGTGGACAACACCATAAAGTTGAGAATGATATGATCAATATGTTTAAAAATGATTTACAATATACCGATGAAGATGGAAATTCTAAAATTCCCGCACCGAAATGGACAGGAACAGAAACAAGTGAATATATGGCCGGAGCACCTATTAATTTTGTTCGAAAAAGATTACAAAATGAAATATGGACAGAACGAATCAACAGATTAAATTGGTGGGATAATTATATAGCTGAAAATTATGAACCTGATGTTCCATCTACACATTATACATTCAATCATGAAAATATGTATGATTGGTTTATCAAAAAAAATAAACATATCGATCCAATTCACGGATTGAATAAAGTTAAAAAATATGAATCAGAAGATCTTAATTATAATATTTACAATATCCGTCCAAAATCTACATATGATATTTCAGCAAATGGTGGTAGACGATTGTATCAATCAGATTCACATAAATATACAAAATATCCAATCGATAATAATCAGGTTTATCCTGTTATTGATTTAGCATCACAATATGTAAAATTAAAATATCCAAAACATTAAAATATCTTTTTATTATGGGAAAGTATTATCACGCATTAATTTTTGTTCTAACAGAAAATCTATTTTACTATTTATAGGATTTAATTTTTTTTCTGTTATTTTTGAATTATAATTCGCTACACCTGTTAAATTTCCTTGAACCATATCATAATATGTAGGATTAACTCGGAATTGTGGAGGTCGTTTGATTTGATTTCCAATATATACTTCTTTTTGGGTTGTATATCCTTCAGTATAATGATTTCTTTTTTCAAATTCATAATTATTAATCCTATTTTGTTTTTGTCTATCTACTTCAAGTCTCCTATTGAACATGGACTCATCGGTTGGTGCATATGTCAAATTAGTCGATCTTGTATTCAATAAACTGATATTATTAGCACGATTATGTTCTGCTTTTGTGGTTGGCTGTTCTCTCATCTTATTCAAAGTATATATAATATTTCTACGTTCGCTTACATGGTTATTTTTATGTACATGTTCTCTTATTCCGTTGAGATATGGATCTCTAACTTTTATATCTCGTCTACCACGTGGTTCAGAAACTGGACTGGTATATTTATTTAAATGTGTATTTAATACAGATATATTTCTTTTACGTGGAACGGACGTTTTATCAGCTCCAGTAGGTAATACAATACCGGTCTTTTCTTCAATCGTTTTTTCCCAACTTGAATTGCCATTTAATAATGGCCTCATAGAATTTTGTGTTATCAATGAACTCGGTAATCTAAAATTCATATCTCCTTTGCGTGTGCCTGGTTCCCAATTCTGTGTTCTTCCTTTGTATCCATTTTCATAAAAAGGATCTCTATTTCTATGCCAATTGTTGAATTTAATAACTTTAACATTATCATTATATGGTCCTACTTTATTTCTGTAAAATCTATCTTCCAATGGTTTAGGATGATAATAACTTTTTCTACTAGGTCCATTGATAGCTTTAATTTTCCATTCTGGTAATTTTGCATCATTATATATTGGAGCATCCATAAATCTATTGAAATTTTGCATATCTCTGTAATTATTAGGATATAATTTTTCATTATTCCTGATTTGTTCCAATATATTACATGGCTGTCTGTTTCTCCTCATAGTATAAATAATTTGTTATATTATATATTAAAAAAATAAATTAATTAATTTTATTATGAAATTGGATCTAGATAGATATGTAAACACAATTGTTTTACTTGTTATTCAACAAATTATCATGGAACGTGAATTCACCCCAAAGCAAAACCAAATGATACATGATATATTGTATAATATATACGATCTAAATAATGTATATACCCATTTATTATAATGCATAAGTAGGAATATATTGCCATTTTAAAAATTCGCATCCCTTTTTCCAAATTTTATCTAATTTTTGTATATTTGATTGCGTTTTTGAAATTTTTATTCTATCAAGATATTCATCATAATTCTCTATTAGTTCCAATAATTTTCTTAAAATATATTGATAATTAATAGATTTTTGTGATTCATTTTTTATATATGGCCAAACTAATTCAAATTCTTGAAACCATTTGATTAATTTATCAAAATCAATCGCCGATATTACCGGGGGGTTTTCATTTTTTATTTTTGAAATAATATATGGTACATCATATGTATAGTCATTTAAATACATTTTTTTCAAATATTTTATAACTAAATCAGATGATATTTTATCTCGATGATATATATCATCATTTTCCATTTCTTTTATCAATCTTTCAATTAACTTACTACTCATATGTTTTTTATTTTTTTGTGTAATACAAAATAACCGACTAAGATGAATGATGAAAAACGATTTACGAGAATAACTAGGTGATGATCTACTATATTTAGAATCATAGCTATTATCGAAACTTGTCTCATCCAAAAATTGATTATTTATATTTCCACATGAATCACAAAAATATTGACCAGTTTCTATAAATTTCAAATTTTTAGATTGACATATATCACAATATAAAATTCGCTGTTGTTTTATTGATGTATATAATGTAGGATCAACTTTCAAAATATATTTTTTCACAGCATCAATTTTTTTATTATTATTCGAATTCATATAATATGTTGATAAAAATGGATATACAAGTTTTATATATCTATCTCTGGTTTTCAAAGATTTCTTATCATTAAATTCAAACATAGTATTTAAGTTCTTAAGTTTTTTCTTACATGAAATAATTCTCAATGAATTTCTCATTAGTTCAACTGGATCTGTTAAATCTGTTTTGATGTTTTCATATTTTACAGTTTTATCTTCAATTCTTTTTTTTGTTTGGATATATTTATTTTTATTGACGATAAATGTATTAATTTTTCGATCATATAAATCCATCATATTTTTATGTTTTTTATCAATATCATAAGTATCCATTTCAAACTATTTTAATTTATATGTAAAATGGGTAAAAAATACTTACTAAAAAAACTACAAGATAATTCAAATTTATCACGTTCTATTGCGAAAAAAATATATAGTAATATAAGAATAAATGAAGATATTTTTCCACTTATCAACAATGCAGAAAATGAAATTAGAGAAAAAGGTAAATTATTGATAGAACCAATTACAGTCGAGATTGATAATATAATATGTAATTGTTCACCAATAAAAGGTATGATTGTAAAGAAAAACTCATGTATTTCATTCACCATAGGAATAATGGATCAAGATGGATCAAATAAAATTAAAATTGCGTTTGCACGATCCATTGATAATATTTATACAAATGAAATTATACAAATTAATAAAATTATCAATGGATTACGAAATATTATAAAATATAATTGTAAAATTAGAGATATAACAGATTACATTGGACGACAATTGAAAAATTTTGAAATTGGAACTGTAAAAAATATATGCGGATATGCACTTGATAATAATCGTATACTTATTCCAAATACATTTGATATGCATCCGGAATTCAAAAAAGTATTTGTCAAAAATCAAAAAATGAACCACGAAGGAGTCTATTTTATAAATATATTTGGATTGAATGTTGGAAATAATCATGATGCTAAAGCTACAAAATATGGAACGATGTATCATTTCCAAGATAAACATGATGAACCTAGGAATGATCGCGCAAAGGCATATTTAAAAAGACTAAAACGGGCATTAAAAACAAAACAAAATATATTTTCAAATGGTGATATTAGCAGATTATTGAAAAATAAAATCGATAAATCTAATTTCAAATATCTATGTGAAACTGGATATATTACTGAAAATCCGATGATGGCAGTTGAACATATAGGTAAATTTAATGTTTATTCATTTCATGTTGGTGTGAGTGTTCTCGTTGAAAAGAATCGAATATTATATTTATAAAATATGAATTCCGATTATAAAAATTTTTTAGAATTTCAAAAATTTATAACTTTCAAAAATAAATTTCATGAAAAACAACCTGAAAAACAACCTGAAAAACAACCTGAAAAACAACCTGAAAAACAACCTGAAAAATATTCTGTCATAGCAAAAATTAAATTATCAAATAATAAAGTAACCAAACCAGATATCGCTCATGAATATGATGTTGGATTGGATATCTATTCATTTGAAAAAACATCAATTGAAGCAGGTGAGAGACAATGGGTATCTACTGGGTTTAGCATGGAAATCCCACCAGGAACATTTGCAAGAATATTCGCTAGAAGTGGACTTTCTGGACGTGGAATTGATGTGGGAGCCGGTGTTATTGATTCCGGATATCGTGGTGAAGTTAAGGTATTAATGGTAAATAATTCTAAAAAAGTATTCAATATCAACAAACATGATAAAATTGCACAACTCGTAATTTTAAAACATATAACTGGTATGATACAAATTGGTACAGATATTGAATTATCCGAAAGTAATAGAAATAAAAAAGGATTTGGTTCATCTGGTAAGACAAGTTCATCTGGTAAGACAAGTTCATCTGGTAAAACAAGTTCATCTGGTAAGACAAGTTCATCGAATACAATTTGATTGTTGGATAAAAAAATGAAAATATATTAATTAATATTTTTTTTGATATTTTTTAATGTTTTGATAATTTCGTCAATTGTATTTTTTAATTTTTGCGTTTCGTCATGTTTATCATCAATTAATATCAATGTATATATATTTTCCCTAATATGTACCCAATAATACCCACACCATTTAATTCTTTTTGATAATATATTTTTTATTGGTTCGAAAATTATATTATCGATTTTATTATCATCTGTGATATATTTTTTCCCTCCATGTGCGTCATCATCTAATGGGATTATTTTCTTTTTATAATATTCAAATAACTTGATAAGTTCATCTACTCCATAGTTCAACAGTCTTTTGAATTTATAACATTCTAATAATTGACATGTTATGTGATATTTTTTACCGGGAATAATTTCTTTTTGAGAAATATTGGAAATGGAATTATGAAAACCATTATTCTCAATAAATTTGGTAGAATTTTTCATTTTTCCCGATATAGTTATTCTCCATCCAGGTTCCAATGATATAAAATATATATCTTTCGTGAATAGATGTTTGGAGTTATCGACGATATCATCTATGGTGATTATTTTCAAATTATTGGTGTCATTTTTTAAATCGGCAGAAAATTTGAAATTTCCATAATTGAAATTTTTTAATTCTTGATTGATGTGTACTGTTTTCAATTTATGAATTAATTGTTCTGGTTTGTAAATAGTATTATTTTTATTTATACTTACATTCGAAAATGACCATATAGGAATATGAATTTGTAATACTGACCTTAAAGAATTCCATAATCCAGATCCATTTGTGTATGTTATATCAAATTCAGCAGTATTTGGTTTTGGGTTAATTTTGATATTATTCAACTTCATCTCTATATTAAATTAAAAAGAAATCAATTTTAATTGAATATATATAATGGTTAGTGAATCACTCGATAGTTATAAATTTACTTTATTTTGGTCATTGAAATCTGAAGATTCTGTATCGCTGGTAAAAACTATTAAAAAAGATAGAATAACAAAAATTAAATGTTTATCTTTAAATACCCTAGCAAAATATGGTATGACTGTTCCTTATGGGGTTGAAAATATACCAGCTATATTGATAAAAAATAAAATATCCGGTGAACAGAGTATATATGAAGGGATTGATGAATGTTGTAAAGTTATATATAAATGTTTTTCTAAAGGTGAAAAAAATTCATTAACTGTAAATAGACAACCATCACGAAATGAAACGGTCGATGTGGATAAAAAAAATATTTATGACACTATTGTAAATCAGCGGAATAAGTATATAGAAAGAAATAATCCTAAATCTATTCAAAAAGTAGAATCAAACACCCACGGAGTTTCCAATTTAAATATTAATGCAATGTTAATGGGTGGTGTTAGTTCAACTGGAAATTTTGGACCATTAAAAAAACGGATATCAAATAAAGGAAAAATTAACACAATTAGAAAAAATAATATTTTCCGGGAAGTTGGTGGATTTAAAATGACCTCGGTTAAGGATAAAGATGGAAATATTGTACAGAGACCGGTTCCAATAAACGAATCCGAAAAATAATATATTATAGATAATTTAATTATCATTATAATAATGGTTAATCTACATACAATTTCAATATCATTTAATAACAAAGTTAAAGCTCTCATAACCATGCTTAGATCCAATTGTGATCCACCTCAAAAAGTAGAAGATGCATTTGGTTATATAGAACAATTAATGAAAACCCACACCAATAAATTATTATTGATATTTATGCAATATGTATATTATAATAACAAATTTAAAGTAGCAATTTCAAAACATAAAGAATTTTTCTTCTTATCTAATAAAAATATTTCAAAAAATAAAAATGTTGCAGATTTTATGAATCCTATAAAAACAATGTATTTAAAATCATCAAAAGTATACAAAAAGAAAATATTTCTATATATGAATCTCCTTTTATTTAAAGTAGAAGAATATTATAATATGGCTGAATTAGACGATATACCTCAACAACCGGATAATTATAATCATATATTTATGAGTGATTTGAAAAAATAATTATTTATAATAGAGATTTTTTTTATTTTTTATATTAAAGATTTTTTTTATTTTATGTATAAATATAATAATGAAAAATAAAGATTTTACTAATTACTGTACTATTTTCTTAAAAAATCTTAGACAATTAACTAATCTATCATTGGAAATTTTAAAAAATAAAGATATATCGGAATTACAAAAATTTAATTCGATATGTTGTAAGAAAAAATTTAAAAATAATTTGGAAGAAATGTTTCGATTGAAAAAAACATTGAGTAAAAAAGAGATAATGAAATTAGATTTATCTTTATTTATGATAAATTTCTATAATGCTATTGAATATTATGATATCGTTGATTTAGAATATACCGAAGTATGGCCCTATAGAATAACCGCAAACTCGGTAAATGAGGGATTACAACTAAATAAAGACAGAGATTTAAAACTGTTTCTGGTTTGTGATAATATCACATTTGATAATTTGTGGGTTCGAGCTGGCGACAATAGATCTGAATTACTTTCATTGATTGAAAAATTATACCGCGCTTCAATAAAATTTAGTGTTCTTATGTCAATGGATAAAAAAATATCGGATGAGGCTAGTTTAAAACAATTTTTTATTCAATTTAATGATAAATTAGATGGACAAAGACATGATATTAAAATACATATAGATAATATGATTCAAAATTACGATACAACGGATGAACGTAAAAAAGAATTGAATAATGAAATAGACGATGTTATACATGATGTGATGGAAGCTGTACCTAAAAAAGATGGATCATTAGACAACCGACAACTTATAATGAATTTAATGGATATGAAAAGTAAAAATAAAGTAAATGATATGATTAAACGAAAAGCCAACGATTGGAAATCGAATCCTAAACAAGCCAATAATATGATCGATATAGTAGACGCTGCAACAAAAAATATGGGATCGAAAATGAATTCAGATCCTATGATACGAGGACCAATGTCCGATTTAAACAAGAAATTAAATAAAATACGAGCTAATGGAAAATTCACCGGTAAAAATAAAAAATTATATGATAAATTTATGAAAGTATTGGGTAATATATCAAATTAAAAGTTATTATATAATATTTTAAAAAATGGGAAATGATGAGGATAAATATATCGTAATATCCATATTGACTATAATTCTAATGACAACAATGTTCGGATTATTGATAGGATTACTTTGTTTAGATATAACATTCGATACTAATGAAATAACTTCAACATTTGATAATTGTGTAATCATAATGAAAAATGGTTATACTGGGTGTGGAGATGATATGTATTTATGTTCAAGAATAAATGGAGATAGTTATTGTATAAATAAAAATAAAACAAGATGTTCAGATATTGAAAAATGTCATTGGAAGTTTCATAATTTGATTATATTTTTGATTATAATATTTTCAGGCTTTATATGTATTAGCCCATTTTGTTTTGTTTTTAGTATCACTAAAATATTGATAATTGTTAGAAGTAAATTTAAAAATAGAAATTGATTTTTATACAATATAAAAAAATGTGTACGAAAACAAATCTACGATTAAGAAATAGTTTTTTCAGATCAGTTATATCTTATACTTATAAATCATATGATATGGGATATCCGAAATATTATGTATCCGCGGAACATTATGTTTGGGATGCAGCAAGAAATATCATGATAGAATTATTGGAGAAGAATGGTTCATTTCACAATCATATAAAATATTTACATGATTATAATGTATTTCTTCAAATAAAACGAACAAGACCAGGATTTATCAAGGATATCGTAAACTCGATATAATTTCATTTTTAAGATATGAAATGTTTTTTATTTTTTTATATATAATGGATTGTATGAAAAACCCATTATGGTTTCATAAACCAGAAGAATTATTATCGGCTAATAAGATGACCGATGTTTTTCCTATCATTTATTTAACAAATGAAAAAAAACCATGTAAAGTCGATCTCATAAATTCTATTATGAGATCTATAATATATTTATTTATATTTATATTGATATTTTGGTCTAATGAATCGATGAGATCATTTTTATTATTAGCAATTATAGGATTGGTAATCACCGAAATATCATTTATATCAAATTATTGTTCACATCCCGATAATCGCTGTTTAAAAAAAGAATATAATAATACAAAAGAAAATATGACTTCATATAAACCAGAAAATTATCAATCTAAATATCCTGTTACTGATATATTGGATCAAAATAGAGAACTTTGGAAAACAAGTGCATTTAACAAAGAAAAAAATGAGGATAGGAAATTTACAAATAGGATTGAAGATATGATAAAAAATAAATTTTGTAGAGGTCGTAATTATCAGAAACGAAATAAATTTAATTTAAATTATATCGGTGGACGTCATTACAATACAGAAAATATGCTTAATGCTGTTAGGAATTACAATTCGGATCCTAATCAAATTATGAAAGATCATAGCGAGAAATTTTACGATGATCAATATAACAGAAATAGATTAAGAGCTGCGATTGGGAATAATAATTTAACTATGGATGGGTATAGATATGGTGCTCCACAGGAAACTGCTATATTAAATGGAAGAATACCAAAGATGTCATATATGGATGCCATGGGATATTATGATCATAATCCAGGAAGAGTTTAAAATTTATTGTAAATATTTATTGAAATATGTTTTAGCTGATTGTTGTTTTGCATCTCTTTTATTCAATGCACCATCACCGATAACAGTTAATTTATTTAACGAACATTGATATGTAAATTGAGAACCATTTTTTATTTCTAAATAAACAGGAAATGATAAGTTATTTTTTTGTGAATATTCTTGTAATATACCAATATAATTATCGGTCGGTTGTTTATCATTTATTTCTGGAAATTCAATTATTATATTGTTTTTTAAATTCAATTCCTTTATAGTTTTGATTGATGGTGATAATATATTAATTCCAAGTCTATAAGACATTAATGCATCCAAAACAGCGTAATTTAATTGATCATTCGACAATTCCCCAGTCCAATCCGATCCAGAATGTACCTCATTATTTATTGCAGTGTTATATATACTATATAATGCTGATAAATTTGGCTTAGCTATATTGGACATTATGGCTATATTTTGTAATTCAATAGCTCCACCACAATGTCCAAGATTATAATTTTTTGATAATACACGAAGATCATTTTCAATACCAACTCCAAATTTAACCCAGGATTGTGAAGTTATTAATTTGTTTAATGAATTGGGTAAATTTTTTCCTATTTTGGGTAAATTGATAATTACACAAAGATCTTCCACTGCAACCTGTATAATACATGGAATTGGGATAATTGGGTTAGGACACCAATTACATTTGTTGATATCATTGGTCATTTCAACATCAAATCCAACAGAACATATTGTATTTATACGAGATGAATCTTTTATCCATTGTATATATTTATTTAATTTAGTTATCGTGTCGGCAATATAGACTCGCATTATTATGTTATACAATAAATTATTTTTATCTGATAAGAATCAAATTCAAAATATGTAAGTTTATACAATATTCATAAAAATTGATTTTGGTTTATACAAATAAAAATATGAATACCACCAATATTGCCAGATTATTATTCAATACATTAATTAATTTAATTAAAATAGATGATGTGAAAACTATTGAAAAAAGAAAAGATGAATTTAAACAAATAAATTATATTCCGCGCTACAATACATTAAAAAATATTCAAAATAAAAAAATTCAACAAATCATAAAAGAAATTATAAACTATAATAGTTTTTCAGTAGAAATAGTTGATATATTGGAAAATGATGATTTATTGGCATTTGAAAGATATCATTTATATGGAAATTTATCACTGATATATCATAATCATCGAGTTATACGAGAAATAGCCAAATATGGATCAATACATATTTTAAATTATGTAAAAAACTTAACTCCCGAATTATTGAGTGATGCGATATCAAATCACTCACATCAGATGTTATCATGGGCTACAAATGGAAATTATTATGAAATTTTAAAAATATTATTTGAAAATGGTGCGACATCAAATAAAAAAATAATTCTATATTCACAGTTAACTAATAGCGTAAATAAATTATTAATACAATATAATATAGATATAGAATATTATGATCCTCTAGATAAAGAATACCTATTTATCAATAATGTTAAAACAGGAAATATCAAATTAGCGAAATATTTTATAACAAATGGTATTGATGCTTGTATTAACGACAATTCCGCTATATATAATGCATGTGAAAATGGAGATTTACAAATGATTAATTTACTTTGTAATAATCGAGCCACGCTTTCAATTAACAATTTTATGCCAATTCAAAAAGCAGTATCTGCTGGGCATTTACATGTACTAAAATATTGTGAAAATTTTATCAATTTAGGAAGTATAATTGAGAAATTATTTAAATTAGCGGTGGTAAATGGTCATGTGAGAATTGTCAAACATATATCTGAACATTACAATATAAATTTAGGATTGGATAATAACTGTGCTATTCAAAGAGCTTCGGGATTGGGATATATTGATATAGTAAAATATTTATTGAAATTTGACAATATTGATCCGAGTGCATGCGGTTCATTAGCCCTAACCAAAGCTATGAAAGGAAAATATTATGGGGTTATACAATTATTACTGTCAGATGGTCGAGTTGATATTGATAGGTTTAATGAATTATATGAACGTTATTGTATAAATGATAAAAAAATGACTGCATTATATGACATATATTTATAAAAAAATTGATTTATTTTTATTTTTATATAAAATGGGTGTAGATGTTAATGACATTTGGAAAAATAATCTCAAAGAAGTAAAACAACATATAATACTTAAAAAATACACTCCTAAATTATCTGATTTTATACTTGCATGTAGATTAAATTATACCACATTAGCAAAATTGTTAGATAGATATGGTGAGTTTGATCCCACTGGTGAAAATAATTTGGCATTTTGGTATTCATGCAGAAATTTAAATTTCAAACTTATATCCTATTTTACGTTAAACTATAAAATAAAATTCCAATCTCATTTTAATATCAATCCAATGTTATATTTTAAAGGTTGTTATCTTACTAAATTAAAAAAAATAATTATATTATCTGAAAAACATTTAAAAAATTAATATCATCAATATTTTGATGATATAATTATTTTTTTAATCAATTTATGCGTTATACAATTGAGTCAAATAACCTGCTTCAATGTATAGGTAATTGTAATTTTTAGCAAATACGTATAATTCACCGGGATTGGCTGTACCAATACCACCAGCTCCTGCTGTATTGAAAGTGATATTCAAATTATTATTCTCGGATCTACTGAAATTTGCAGCACCTGTGGCATCTGAATTTTCTGGGAATAGAGCGAATGAATACAACCAAACACCTCTAGTTTCTGGAATGGAAGTGTGATGTTTATATGGTTGATATCTTGCATGATACAAATAATCACGTGGTTCAATACGATCAGTTGAATTGATTCTGATTCTTGCTTGGGTCATTGGTTGATCAGGAAGTTGAGTTGCATTTCCAGTATATCTATCCCACCAATCAAATCTACGAACATTTACTGCAATAGCAGCATCTTCTCTGACACCCCACATTAGATGAAGTACAGGCATCATAAATGGCATTTTATAATTAACTGTACTGTCACTTACAGCTACTCCTCCGTCATGTTGTACTTGTGTAATCACGTAAAATGAAGCTTCTCTTGCCAATCTATTACGAGCATAATCATCTAAGAATACATAATCGACAAACATTCTTACTTCAACTAGCGCAGGGGTAGTTGCTAATGTACCTCCACTCACAATATAACATTGTGCAACATCTCTGAAATAAATTCTAATTTTTAAACTGGTATAAAGTAATATACCAATTGGGATAGCTTGTGTGTAATCTTGACACCACCAGAAATGGAATGGTACGAGAATTGTTTGTTGTGCTTTGGTTGCAGCCAATAATTGAAGACTATCTGTTGAAATTTGGTTTGCATTTACTGTTCCACCACCGGTTACAGTGGTAATTACATTCAATTCACCAATCAAATCATTATATCCTGATCTTTTACTTGCTGGGATAATTAATCTAGACCACATGTCCGTATATTCAGCATAGTGTAGTTCCAATGTTGAAGCTTGGGCTTTGAATTCAGCTCTATCCATAATATAAATACCAATAGAACGAATCCATGCGACGGTATTTCCACCAGGTGCTGTCAATGCTGGTAATGTAATTTCCATTGCTGCTCCAGATACTAGTTCAGCATTACTTGCCAATACGAAATCTACTGTTCTTCCGAAATTTGCATTTCCGTTTGATGTAATTTCCATGCTTTCAATTGCGAAATTTTCGTATGTTACATGGGAAGATTCGAAAAATGAATGTTCTGCTTTAAAATGTAGGTATTTATCCTGTACACCAGTTAAACTTAATTGTGCTCCACCTCCAGTCATCTTGTTTTATATAATAATTAAGTATAGAGTGTTATATATTATACATTAGAAAATATTAAAAAATAATTAATATTAATTATTTTTTTAATTCGTCATTATTATATTAAATCTATTATATTATAAGAATATAATGGGTATAATGAATGATCTTTTAAAAATAGAACAACAACGTAATATCGATGTGAAAAATGATTATAAAAAGGAATGGTTAAAAATTAGAAAAAATATAGTTGAAAAAACAAAAAGAGGTATATATCAATTGAAATGGATTTTCCCATTAATAAATCCAAATTATATTGGGAAAAATTGGAATTATCATGGTCCTATATTATATACATTGAAGAAATTAGATATTCCGGAAATGATAACAAAATATGAAAAACCGAATGTTCTTTATATCAAATGGGATAAAACAAAAAAAATGATAAATAAAACGAGAAGTAATGAATATTATTCCAAACGTATACTCAAATATCAAAAAAGAAGTCAGAAAAGACAATTGAAATCTAAAGAAAAATTATAAATTATCAAAGTCATTTTGATTCGGAAATCCAGGCTCTACATCACTACCAACTTGAGAATAATTACCTATATTGGAAGCAAACATGTACATAGCCATACTTTTAAAATATTCGGTCATCATTGCTGACATGGGAGTTTGGAAAAGTCGATCTAATCCAGTAGATTTTTTATCACTCTTTATAATATCACCATTTTCATCGATATCAAATTCAACATTATTTGAATCAACAAGATTACTCAAATGTAAATTAATATCACCTGGATTGTTTGTGATATGTGAAGCCCAATCCTTCAAAGGGTGATTTTTTTTACGACCATATACAAACCAAACTGTTTTTTCGGTACCCCAGGCCACAATCCAAAAAATTATTTTATAAAATGAAACTTTTTGTTGTAATTGTATATCATATTGAATTATTTTAATTTCATCTTGTAAAAATGAGAGTTTATCTTTCATGGAATATTTATGTTTGTTTGATGTATAATGATTTGCTTTATTAAATCTATTTAATCTTGCTAATAGTAAACGTTTAATGGAAGCTTTAGATCTATTGTTATTATGAGTAACTTTTTCTCTTGTAACAGTTTCATCGTAATCGTCAATGAAATCATCATTCACAGAATCTATAGACGATATATCATTTTTTTCCATATTCCTCATATCATCAAAAACTCGTGAAAACTCCGTTTCAGTTTTAATATCAATTGAATTTTCATCATTTGGTATCGTCCGTTTTACAGGAATTTTGGTTTTTGTAGTTTTAATGTTTTGAGTTGTGTGTTTAATTTTTGCTTTATTTTCAGCTAATATTGTTGTCATACTTTGATTATCCTTATCTGGATTTATTGTAGATGCTTCGGCTCCATGTATAATTTTCGCCAATTCCTTTTGGTTAACATTTCTAATTTTTTCATCGTTGACCAAACATTCCATTCCACCTATATTATTTTCTAAATTAGACATATTGAGATTTATATATTATCAGAAATAAATTTATATTCAATAAATGACAATGCCAATACAAATGCATCACATAAATCATCAATTTTCCCATTGTGTGTTTTTAAATACTTTAATTCATTATATAATTTCAATTTTTCCAACATTTTTTCTGTGTACTTTGATATTTTCTTTTTTCGTTGATAATACCCAGATTTCCCTTTTGGAAAATCGACATTAGGAAAAACTCTATATTTATCTTTGGGATTTATAGAATTAATTATATCAATACCGGAACATCGATAAAAAACTGTAATTGCCGATGATATAGCCTCCATGCCACTTCGTATATTTGATTGAGATTCGATCAATACAATATCTATACCATCAACTATATCAGATTTTATTTTGCAAAACTTTTCATAAACACATTTTCCAATTAATATAGAATCTGATTTATGTTTATCCATTAATGAAAAAACATTCCATTTTTTTATTTTCCAATTTTTTAAATTGCTATCAATATCTATTATACAATAAGCCAGATTTTTAGATCCTATATCCCATGATATAATTCTAATTAAATTCATTTTATATTTAAAATGAATTTAATTTTATTATATAAAAAAATATACCGAATATTAAAAATAATATTGATATCGCGATGAGAGTCCATGGATATGATAAATATACCATAACTCAACCAAACAATTCAACTAAAATACGTGATTATTTAATAGAAGCAATAGTGGCATTCAGTGATAAATCATTTGGTATCGGATACAAAAATAAATTACCATGGTTAACTTTGAAAGAGGATATGGAATATTTTAAAAAATTAACAATCAACAATATAGTTATTATGGGAAGGAAAACATATGATAGTATAGGAAAACCATTATCAAATAGAATAAATTTAGTTATATCTAGACAAACATCCACTATACCCGGAGTAATGGTATTCAACACTATTGAAAAAGCAATCATATATAGTGATAGTATACCAGGTAAAAGAATTTTTATTATTGGAGGAGAGAAAATATATAAATTAGCACTTAAATATATTGATGTTATACATGTGACAATAATAAAAGAAAGAGATTCCGATAAATTTGATTGCCATTTTCCAATTAATTTAGCCTTTTCAATTGGATTTTATTATAGTATAAAAAATATTCGTAATATCAATAATAAAAGAGAATATTCATTTCATTTAATGTTAAAAAATAAAAAAATCAATACAGATGAAACCAGATTTTTAAAACATATGGAGTACGTTTTAAAAAATGGTGAGAAAAGGGTAAATAGAACTGGAGTCGATACTATAGCTTACTTTTCTCCACAAAATATAGAATTTTCTCTAAGAGATAATACATTCCCATTACTGACAACAAAAAAGGTGTTTTATAGAGGTATAGTTGAAGAATTATTGTGGTTTATTTCTGGTAGTACCAACGCAAATTTATTGAAGGATAAAAAGATACATATTTGGGATAAAAATAGCACCAGAGAATATCTAGATTCAGTGGGATTAGTTGATTATGATGAGGGTCAACTTGGTCCGATATATGGTCACCAATGGAGAAAATGGTCAACTGGAACAAAAGATAAACCAATCGATCAATTAAAAAATGCTATAAATTTAATAAAAAAGAATCCGAAATCTCGAAGGATATTAGTTTCAGCATGGAATCCATCTGATATTGATAAGATGGCACTTCCACCATGTCATGTATTATTTCAATTATTTGTATCTAACTCAGGAGGATTATCATGTCATCTATATCAACGTTCTGTAGATTTGGCATGCGGTGCCCCATTTAATATAGCCTCATATTCATTATTAACAATTATGATTGCATATATATGTGATTTAACACCGGATAGATTTATTTATAGTATGGGTGATGCGCACATTTATTTAAATCATATAAAAAATTTAAATAGACAATTAGCAAGAAAACCATTTAAATTTCCAAAATTGAAAATCAAAAAAAATCAAATCAAAGATATCAATTTATTCAAATTAGAAAGTTTCGATTTAATTGATTATAATAATTGGGGATCATTAACTTTTGAAATAAATTAATTGGTATTATGATAATTAAATTGTCCTTCATCAAATCTATGATTTATTCCAGTATGATATGGTGGAGTTGCCGAAGCATAACTACAAAATGTATCTGTATGTCCAGCTTTTTTACATTCATTATATGATTCAAATGATGAAAAATCTTCTTTCAATTTTAATTTTTTTAATATTTCATGAAATATATTTTTTCCCTTTTTGGTAAACATGACGAATAATATCAATACTATTACTAATATAATTAAGAACATTTTTATATATATTAGTAAAAAAAATTTTTATAAAATTTTACTTAGTATCTAATTTTAAATGTCCATTCATTTGACCCCCCATTGAAAGATTAAAATTTTCCTTTGAACCAGTTGATAAAATATTATCTAATGTTCTTGTTTGACCTTTTATCAAATCTGAACTTAAATTTTTATGTTTGTTTCTACCGTCAATAAGAGCTAAATACGATTGATTAATATTACCAACTGTATTATATCCAGGCATATAATTAGAAACATCAAGACCACCTAGTTGAGATTTATATCCTTCTTTTAAATTATTTGTTTTTTTATAGTTTTTTTTTAATTTTGATGTAGTAATATGATTCTCAATATGTCTGTTGAGAGAATTTTTTACTGAATCCTTATTAAAATGTTTGGTAATATTTTGTTCAGATAATTGCTTTTCTGGTTCTGTCATAGTATCAATTAATGTATCTGTTGCTCTTCCAGCTTGATTAGGACGTAATGCTAATGGTGGAATAGTAGGAATTTGTAAATTTACCCATTTTTTGTGATTCTCTTCATCTTCAGCTGTAATTATTCTACCGGATCCATCATCTCCCAGAATCCACTTATTTGGATTAGAATATTTTCTAAAATTGTCAAATCCGGCACCTGGACCATGATTCATTTGACGTGTATCATAATCTGTAATATCAGGTGGATTAGGAGATTCATTTGGTATCCCATTTCCGCCAGATCCTAGTATTCGAAGTGGTTCGGTTTTGAAATATTTTTTAAATAAAAAGAATCCGATAATTGCTATTATAATAAGTATCACTATCATTGATAGATTAAGACTAGATCCACCGTTCATCAATAGTGATCCAGCCTTTTTTGATTTATATTCACCACCCCAAACAACTCGCTTTTTACTTTTTCTTTTATATTTTCTCTTAACCATTTTCAATATATATAATAAAATAAAATAAAAAAAAATGTCACTAATAATAATTATAAAAGCAACTTCAAAAATTTTAAATAGTAATAATAATAATATAAATCAAAATAATATATTAAGATCAATTGGCGATGATCAAATAATCGATACCAATAAACCAAATTCAGAAATTAAAAATATTATGAAAAATGAAGTTGATAATAAAGAATATATTGATGTTAATCATGTTTATGGTAATGTAATTAATAAAAATGATTACATTATCAATGAAATAAAGAAAAATATATCACCAAAATCATGGCATCAAAACTGTAAATCATTATGTTGGTGGTGTGATACCAATATCACAGATATATGTATAGGATTACCAATTAGATTTAATAAAAATATATTTGTTACCAAAGGTCATTTCTGCTCATTTAGTTGTGCATATACTTATAATTTAAAAATTAATGAAGAAAACAGAGAAAAATGTGAAAATTATCTTTTTCTTCTTCATGATAAAATTGGATTGAATACTAAAATAACGAGAGTTCCAGATAGACACCATATGAAAAAATGGATGGGTGATCTTACCGAAAAGCAATTTAAATTAATTCATAATTTAAATGGAATCAAATTTGTAACCGGACTTGAATTTCCGTTGGTTATTCATAATTCTCATAAAAGTAGAATAGTCAGATTATTGAATGATACTGATGAAGAACCAATCAAAAATCAAATTGTACTCGATGAATTGATATTAGATTTGAAAAATTTTAATGATAATAAGAATGCAAAATATCGTGTAAGTCGTAGTACACCATTGAATAAAGAAATTGATCAATTTAACGATTTTTTTTAGAGGTTCTTTATTAAAATTGATTTCATTTTATATATAATAAAATGAGTGATTTCCGTATACATTATAGTGGTTTAAATATCGATGAACATATCGATAAACGACCAGATGCATATATTGGTGCATTGGATCGACGAGAAGAACATGCGTTTATAATGAAAAATGGTAAAATTTATAAAGATAAATTAAATATATCTGTTCCATTATACCAGATAATTGATGAAATGATATCAAATGCTAGTGATCATGTATGGAGAGTTAAAGAATCGGATAAACCGGTTACCATAATTAAAATTACGGTGACAAAAGATAGTGTGACAGTTTTAAATAATGGATTGGGAATATATATTGAAAAGTATGAAAAAACAAATAAATATATTCCAGAAATCATATTTACTGTTCCAATGAGATCTTCAAATTTCAATGATGATCAAATTCGATATTCAGGTGGTAGAAATGGACTAGGTGTAAAGATAACCGTCATATATTCGAAAAAGTTTGAGTTATCGACTATTAATAATGGTATGTATTATCGTCAAACATTTTCAGATAATAAAACTAATATATCTAAACCTATCATTGGAAAAATTGATAGACAAGATCAAACTAGAGTTGTATGTTACCCTGATTATACTAAATTTGATGGTTGTACATTGAATGATATAGAACCGTTAATACGTAAAAGAGTTCATGATTTACTATTGTTTAGTGATGATGTTGATATATATTATAATAACAAATGTATAAATCCAAAGATAGATCATTTTGCTTATTATCCAACATTAATTTCAGGAATTGTATCTCCGGTTTATATATTTAAATCAAAATGTTGGAAAATATCGGTGTTTATTTCACCTAAAATCGGAAACAAATATAATAAATTTTCAATGGGATTTGTCAATGGAATGTATACATCGGATGAACAGTCAACACATATCAAATATGTTAGAAAAGAATTATTAACCAGGATTTGTGATATACTTCCTAATACATATTATCAAAATGATAAAAAAGATGGAGATCAAAAATTATTAAAACGTAATGATATTAATAAGATATTTTCAGTAATTATCAATACATTAATACCTAATCCAATATTCGATGATCAGAAAAAATCTAAATTGGGTACAAAATTATCTAAATTCGGATCAAAACCAGATTTTACAGAAGTTAAAAAAATGATGTCTATGATTAATATCAAAAAAGAAATAGATATATATTTAGCGAGTAAAAAACAAAACTTTACTAATCCATTTAATAAAGAACTCAAAAAGAGTATTGGAACTAGAATTAAAGTGGATAAATATATTGAAGCCAATGCTTTAAAAGGTCCAGGTGCAAGTAAAAGACGAAGTAAATGTGGATTAATATTAACGGAAGGAGATTCTGCGATGACTTCTATTACAGGGTGTTTCGCTAAAGTATCAAATAGTATAAGCGATTATTTTGGAGTATATCCAGTTAAAGGAAAAGTAAAAAATGTTACCGCAAAGAAAAACATAGTTCTAACATCCAGTGATGATAGATTATTAGGAATTGTTAAAATTTTAAACCTTGATGTTAGAAATGTAGATCCATATTCGAAATACGTTACTAAAAAATCACTTGAAAAATTAAGATATGGATCAATTTGTATTGCTGCTGATAGTGATTCAGATGGTTATCATATAGTATCACTGATAATGAATTTTTTCAGAAAATATTGGCCGAATTTATTATTTAAACATGGGTATATCACAAGTTTAAGAACTCATATAGTTAAATTCTTATCAAGTAAAAAACAAGATATAGGGTTTTATACTGAACAAAACTTTGAAAATTGGATTTCTAAAAATAATGGTGTAATTCCACAAGGATATAAAGCCAAATATTATAAGGGATTAGCTACATATACTTTAAAAGAAATGGCCATTTATTTCAATGATATAAATAGAAATATATTGAAATATAAAGATACAAAAGATGTGAATAATTGTTCAGAAGGAGAAAAATACTTTGATATAATTCTTGGTAGGGACACAAAGAAAAGAAAAGAATGGGTCAGTAATTTTTCACAAAAAGGTATTACTAAACAAATTAATGGAAAAGTAGCAACATTTAAAGAACATGCTAACGTATTACATATTCAATATGCTATCGATGATTGTATAAGATCGGTTCCACATATAATGGATGGTCTTAAACCATCTCAGAGAAAGGTATTATATATGGTATCAAAATCGACTATATCTCAATTAACAGGAATTAAAGTAAATGCGTTAGGTGGTAAAATAATCGCTGAAGATATTTATCATCACGGTGAAGCATCGTTGTTTCAAACAATTATCAGAATGGCTCAGAGTTTTATTGGTGCACATAATATCCCATGGTTAGTTGGTATAGGTCAATTTGGTTCTAGATTGACTGGTCCCGGTAAGAGGCAAGGTGAAGAGGGTCATGGACAACCGAGATATATCTCAGTCGCACCATCTATAATGATGAAATATTTGATAAATAAGAAAGACAATATTATTTTAAAATCATCGAAAATAGATGGTAAAATTGGAGAACCGGAGAATTACTATCCAATAATCCCCACTGTATTAGTTGAAGGAACTATGGGAATTGGAGTAGGTTATTCTTCAACAATACCTCCACATAATCCGATTGATATTATCGATTATATACTTGCTCATAATAGAGGTGAGAATGTTTTACCGGTAATAAGACCTTATTGGAGAAATTTGAAAACTAATAATTTAAATATGATTTATACTAATGAATATCGAACTTATGGAGATTTTTCACTTGATTTGAAAAATAAAATGTTGATAATAACGGAATTACCTCCAACAGTATGGACACAACGTTATATGGAATTCTTGAAAACATTTTACGATGATAAGATTATTGATTTCAAAAGATTTAATACCGATACAATAACCAATGAAAATGATTGGCATGAAAGATTTGAAATTGAATTAAGTGATGGATATATCACTCGTTTGAATGAATTGGATAAAATGTCACGAATGATAAAAATATATGATGATTTTAAACTCGTGAAAATATTCAAATTAACAAATATGGTTCTATTCAATACTGAATTGAAATTGCAAAAATATAAATCAATATATGATATTATGAGTGAATTTATGAAGCAGCGTTTAATTGGTTATGTTGTGAGAAGAAATAAACAACTTAAAATATTGAAAGATGAGATTGATATATTGAAATGTAAATTGGATTATATTTCATGCATAAGAAAACATAAGATTATTATTCAATCAACACAGAAAACGTTTAAAACTAACGAAATTATTGCTCAGATAGATACATATATTCCATTGGCTACTCAAATAGCAAAATTACAACCAGGAAAATATGAATTTCTTATTAGAATGGGAGTTAGATCATTCACTGATGAAAATTATAAAATATTTGAGAAACAAGTTCAAGATAAACTAAAAATTTATGGAGAATTGGAAAATACTACTCCAACTGAAATTTGGATAGATGAATTATTAAATTTGAAAAGAGTATTGATAACCTATGGGTATTCGATATAATTTATTAAAGATATTTTTATTTTTTTAAATATAAAAATGTCAGATTTTCCAGTATTTACCGATATCGATACTTCGAAAATTATAGTAAGTGAAACCACCACAGACGATAAAAAAGTATTCCACGAAATTCATTATGGCGATGATAAATCATATTTATCATTTTCCGGTCCAAAAGCTCAAATGGAATCATTTAAAATTCATAATAGAAGAAATAAAGCGATACTTGAATTGAAATTTGATAATGAAGAATTTCTTGATAAATTGGATAAAATTCAAAGAAAATATTTAAAATCTATTGTACCATATTTCGAGAAGAAATATAATAAAAAATGTAGTTCACGTAGTCTACAAAAACTTTTAATTCCAATATACGAAAATGATTCTATCAAATTTGAAATTTGGAAAAATAAAGAAACAAAATCTCTTAATGTATCAGTATTTATGGATGAAAATGGTAATATCAATAAAGTTAACCAGACAACCGTTAGGGGTTTCGGTAAATTGATGAATGATTTAGATAATGTTGATCTATATCCGGTAATAACAATTTTCTATACCAAAACAAAAAGAAATAAAATTTCAATGTTCGTAGAATTAGATCAATTATGTATTGTAAAAGGAACAGATAAGAATAATGTTGTTGTATCATCGGATGATAGTAGTTCTGATGATTCCGAGAATGAAAATATTCGAAAAAGACGAGTTAGAAAACGAGTTAATAAAAAAGTTAAAATCAAAAGTAGTGAATCAAAATCAAAATCAAAATCAAAATCAAAATCAAAATCAAAATCAAAACCAAAATCGAGATCAAAACCAAAACCAATTGTGAAAAGTCATTCAGATAGTGATAATACAGATAGTGATAAATCGGATAATGATAATGATAAATCAGATAGTGATACATCGGATAGTGATGTATCTGAAAAGGAATGGGAAGCGGAATTAAAAAGATTGGGAACGAATAATAATGATAGCGATTATTTTAGTGATTAATTTATTTTATTTATCAGCATTTATTTTTTTTTATTTTTATTTATTAATATATAATTACATCATGTATAGTCAATCGATAAATGTGATAATATTGGTTTTGATTGCCATTTTGGCGATCTACTTTCTTTACCCTAAATTGACTAAAATTGTGGATAATAAGGAGAATATGACAACAGGTGTTGTTATTAATACAACACATCCTATTTCATCGATTATCAAAAATGCTCAAGATACGGCTTCAAAAGAAACTATGGATATGTTAAAACATGTAGCTCCAATGACATCATCGGATTCTACATATGTTAATGGGATTTTTATGAAAACTTCGGCGAATTTGAATAGAATGGTGGATAGTATGGCTGGAAAAAATAAATTTGATATCGAATCAGTTTTATGTGAAAAAGGTCCAATATATTACGCAGCATCAGCATCAAATGTTACAAAAGCTATTTTAGCTAAATATAAAATTCGTGCGGGAATAGCCGAAGGAGTTGCAGATAAAGTTGGAAAAGTTGTTCATAAAACAACATCGGATATATTGAATTTTGCGTCACATGCAGATAATGATTTATCGGTTTTTAAAATAACTCAAAATAATCAAGCAACAATGGACGCACTTATGGATTTCCATTTGAAAAGACAAACCCCTAATGATAAAATTATACGTAGAGTTAAACCAACACCGAAAGATGATGCTCCACATTTGAAAAAAATAAAAAATAGAACCGATGATATTATTAATGCTGTTGATACAGACCATCCTTTACTTGGACAAAATGGTAGTCTTCTTCCAAATAATAATCAGAAACCTCTAAATTTACAAATATCAAATTTGTTAGCACAACAACGTCGTTATTATAAGAAACCACAAACTGTAGTAAGAGCATCAACTGATTTCCGTGGTATGCCACCTGCATTAATTGAGAATATTATGAAACATCAATCAAGTAAAGATCCAAATTCATTACATCAATCTGTTAATTATAATCCTATTGATATCCTTGAATCTGGAAGAGGTGCGTCAAATAATTATCAAACCGACGAGGCTTTAGCTTCATATTTTGATCAACATAAAATACCAATCGTAGATAATTTAGCTAAGATAATGAACAATGTCGTTGATAGAAATCCAGGTAATCTTGGATCCAATAGATGGGCAAATGGTTCTATCAAAAATGATCTTAAATTTGGTGCGGTAGATGAGTATTGGGGAGATAGATAATTATCATTGAGTTTTATATAATTGTATAATCGGAAATCGGGAATTAAAAAATATAAGATAATTTTCTATTTTTTTGTATATATAAAGATGTCAAAAAATATAGCAGTACGTGATACTAATTTTTTTAATAATTTAGTGATTGGTACAACAGCAACAATCCGTGGAATTTCGGATGGTTTAAAATCGATAAAAAAAGACGGGGGTAAAATATTGAAAAAAATATTCGGTAAATCTGAAAAGTTAACGGGTGATGTTGCGAAAACTAGTAGTGAAACGGGAATTATGACAGAACTTTTTAACCCCGAAATACTAAATTTAATTTTTATAATTTTAATATGGATTTTATTAACTTTATTCAATATCGTTTATTTAGCAGGAATAGTTGTAGCTTTATTTCTATCAAATCACAGAAATGAAAAAATGTTCCCATTAAAAAAGAAATATATCGTTATGACATCTGGTTTATTTTCATGGTATTATGTGATATATTATATTATAAGTTTCCCATATTATAAAATGTAAATTCTAATTCCACATATCATCTTGACTATTTAATATAAATTCATCATCCCTGATAAATCCAACCAGTTCCATTAATTCACCATTCCATTGATATACATTACCATTTTTGTCCTTTTTCAATCTTTTTCCATCTTTAAAATATTTACTATCTAAAAGTTCAATCTTTTTTTCTTCAATATAACATTTAGATCCATCAATCATATGTTGGTTGATATCAGCCGGATATAATTTTATACCTTGCGTTGTATTCAAACAATGTCGACATACTAATGGTTCATCTTCTGTAGAATTTTCATAAAAATTCAATGTACAATTAACCGATGCTTCTTTTATAGCATTAAGAAAAGTGTTATTTAACTTATTTCTTTTCAAACTGGATTCAAATAAAGTTTCATCTGTTGTTTTACCACGGTCTATTATTATTTTTTTTGGAAATGTTGAAATATATAAATAGATTTTAACATTTCGTTCATTAATTGGAAGGTTTTCATGTGAACATGTTCTTATCGCCCGACCAATAGCTTGTTCAATATCAATATATCTCCATTGTGGTTCAAATATATGCACTTTACGCAATCCTGTAAAACTTACACCTGTTGATACAACAGTGGTACCAATTATAATTTGAATATAGTCACCATTGTTATTTTTTGGATTATTAAAAATAGATGTCATTTTATTCTTATTTTTTGTATCACCATCGATAATCATAAATCTTTTTTTCTTTTTTAATGTTTCAAAAGTATCCTTTTCAGTAAATTCAGTATATCCATCCATTTCCAACATTAATCCTATAATTCTGGTCCCCAGTATCTCAAATCTTGAAAATATAAATTCTTTTCCATTTTTACTTATATTATTAAACAATGTCAATATTTTTCCAGATAATTTATCAATCATTTTCCATATTTGATTCGGTTTATATAATTTTTCCATTATTTGCCAACGTCGTTCTGTAACTTTGAAATTTTTGGGTTTTTTACCACCTAATCGTTGAATAATAATATCATATTCTTTCAATACATCATCAGGAAATCCGAAATTACATATTTGAGCGGTATTTATTTTATATGTTCCGATACTCTCCCTAACCGGTTTTTTATATTTTGATTTTTCAAATTTCTTTTTCTGAAATTGTGCTTTACGTTCAAAATCCAATTCATTTTTCCTTGCGGTCATATAATTGATAAATTGTACCTTTCCCATTGGACATTTGATTATTTTCATACCCATATTTTTAGGAACTATATATTGTTTTTCATCCTTTATTCCTCTATAATATAGAACTAATCCGGAAATTCTATCTTGAAATATATCCCTATTCTTTATAGAATTAAACTCATTTGATAAGAAATATTTATTAAACTCCTCTCGGTCAGATGGGAATAATTCATATTTTTTATCATTCTCAACTATATATCCTTTCAATACATTAAAAATTGGAACTAATGAAAATGGATCTCCACTTATAAGTGTACCGGTTAGCAAAATCAAATTAATATTCTTTGCATTCATCAATTTAAAAAATATTTCAATTGCTTGTTTGGCTTTACCACTTATAACATTTTTGAAAAATACATGGGCTTCATCAATGATAACTAATTTATTATTGAAGAAATTATATATGCCTTTATCCTTATTTTCAATTTTTTCATATTGTTCAACTACATTTGGAGCATTGTATGATATATATCTTACATTTTTACCATTTGTATAAAATTTACTAATAGGTACTTCAAAATTAGGTTTCAATGATGCTGGTAACATTAAAATAACATCCTTTTTTATACTATTCATTATATTAATTGCAGTCAAAGTTTTACCACTACCTAATCCATAATATAGTAATATTCCTCGCATATTACTATATTTTAAATATTCTGCGGGGAACTTTTGATAACTCTTCAACACAATTTTATCTAATGCCTTTTTACAAAAATCTTTATTGATTTTTTCATCCTTTTTTGTGATATAACCTTTAAAAATATCATTTATTTTGGTTGTAAAATCAGTTCGAATAACATCCGACATTTTTTATATATATAAAATATTAATTAATATTTTATATATAATACAATGGGTTTTTTACATGGTAGTTTGAATTTTGTATTTTATTTTTATGTAATTTTATATGTAATTATTGTAGCTTTATCATCATCAATCCCTGCTGTCGCTTTATTAATAGGACCAATATGGGGTATTGTTATGTCTGTCATCACATTGTTATCATTACCTTGGTTAAATCATTTAGAACGACAATATAAAAAAATAATTTGATAAAGATATTTTTAATTATATAAAAAATGAATTTTATAGTTTTTTTATTATTATTTATATCTGCGAATACGTATCACGTTGATATAATTCCTGGACATAGTTATTATGATATGTTCTTTGTTCAACCCAATAATACAATAAATATTTACTATATAAAAAATACGAATGTCAGTGTAACAATAACCGGGAATGGATATTTAAATTCAACAAATGTTGATAAACTATATTTATATCGATCTCAAAACTGCGATAAAAATATCAAACAATATGATATCATAGTTGTAAATCATAAGATAGAAATTGCCTCATTTTATTATTATTATAATGAATATCCTATTCCAAATACCATTTATACAACTGAAAAATTTAATAAAACGATTGTTAAAAATAATATTATAAATAATGTTGTAAAAGAATATAAAACTGATCTGATTAATGTCTTAAACGATTTGGTAACATTTCTATTTCCGATGTTAGTTATATTAGGATTTTCGGTAATTATAACATTGGTTGGATGTATGATAATACATTTAAAGAAAAGAGAACACATATACTTAAACTATTAATCATTGGTATATTTGATATGGTATGATAATCTATTATAATTACTCTTACCAGATTTTTCATATTGTTTCAATTCGTATAAATATTCTTTAAAATTTGTTATAAGTTTGTTGTAATTTGGTAAGTCACCAAATTTCAATTTTCTTATCATCTTAAAATAATTTTTTATAATTTCCGGTACATCATTGCATAATTCATCGAGTGTTATGCTTAATTTTATATTTTTTATTTTTGTATTTAAATATGATACTTTATCTTTGATATTTAAGCTATCTATTGTTTTTATTTTTTGCCATGGTAAATTACCTTTTAGAAAATATAAAATAGTGTATCCTAAACTTTCAAGATCATCCCTATAACTTAATTCATTATATAAATGAGAATTTAAAGAACAATATCTTAAAGTTCCGATTATATGATTATGTTTATATCTTTTGAATATTTTAATATGTTTTTTGGATAATCCGAAATCTATTAATTTCAATTTTCTATTTTTAATCATAAAATTTGAAGGTTTGATGTCTCTATGTATATAACCCGCATTATGTATATTTTTTATTATAACCAATGACCAAATCGTTAATTTTATAACGTCAATTAATTTAAACCTATGTTTTTTGTTTATTATATCAGTCAAACTCTTATCCATTTTTTCCATAATCATATATCGATGATTATTACCTACTATAAATCCATATATGATAGGAATACCACTTATATTTTTCAATTTTTGATATATTTTATATTCATGCTCCAATATATTTTTTTTATTTGTTTTTTCTATTTTTACTGCGACTTCTAAATTAGTATTTTCATGATCGGATAATTTGGCTAATAACACATTTGAAAATCCACCTTCTCCAATTTTTTTATAAAATGTAACATTACCGTTATCCATTGTGATGTTCTCAATTTCGAGATTACTATGAGTCCATTTAATTTTTTTATGCTTGAACATTTTAGTATATTGAAAAAAATAAAATTATATATTTAACGATAAATATAATTATCAATTATATCTACTGGAAGATTTATTTATTCCCATATTTAAGTTTCTAAGTATTAAATCGGTATTTTTACATTTGATTGGAGAAGATTCCCAAGCTCGATTCCGGCGATAATTACAATCATATAAATTATTTTTAAACCTATCGTCATGCATTATTGGTGGTACTTGTCTAATATTCATACTTTCAAATTTATTTCGTCGAACATTTAACCCCTTACCACCACCTCTAACCATAAATCCGGTAGGATATCTTTTTTCAAATACTGTCATATTATACATTTTATTAAACCATAGTTTATCTTTTATATGTCTCCCAGCTAATCTTTCCGATAAAGCATGTTCAATTGTTTGAAAATTTAATTGTGATAATAATGCAGGTAGAGTCATTAATGGTTGAGATACTTTATCTGATAATGTATCATTTAATGGATATTGTGGTTTTATATTTACTCTTTTTGGATTGACCATTATACCACGCTCTTCATCTTTACTTGGATCATATCTCCATTCACGGGTAGCATTCATCATCATTAATGCATTAGTTGTCGTTCTTTTTCTTTGTAATTTACGATCAAACATATCATAAAATGTTTCATGCATGGCGTCACGTAAAAACCTGAAATCCGGATTAATTAAATTAACATTATATTTTTTCAATACACCAGTTATTATAGCTTTTTTCAACCATTCCATGTTTTTATCAGACCAAAATAAATTACCTATATCAGTCCATTTATAATCATTTTTGTAGTCATGTCTACGATCAGCTTTAGAAAACTCTTTACTATCCAACCATTGTCTAGCTTCAATAGCTCCCGAAGCTGGAACTAATTTATTTCTTCTTTTACGTCTAATTGAACCAAACATTTATATATTGAAAATAAT